AGCCCCGAAGTACACACACAACGGGGAAGAGTGCATCGGTCAACCTTCGTATCGGCTCACGATCGCGCTACCGCCCGGTATCGAGCCGTTTCGAGCACGTGCGGGCTACTTATCGCGCAAGAAGTATCAACCGACACGACACATCAAGAGCATTGAACCCGATGGTGAAGCGGAAGTTGTCTGCATCTCCGTCGATGCGCTCGATCAGCTCTACGTTACCGAGCACTGCATCGTCACGCATAATACGCTCAGCGCGGCGTACTCTCACGAGCCTCTCATGGGCAAGCTCGTCGTGATCGCGCCGTTGATGGTTCGCGAAGTTTGGCTTGGCTGGCTGCGCCGGGTATTCCCCGGGCAGGACATCGGCATCATGACCGGGCGGCGCTTCGATCCGATCGAAGCTGCCAAGCCGATCGTGTTCGGGCATTACGACATCCTTTATGGCTGGCAGGACGGCGCGCAGATTGGGACGCTGATCCTCGATGAAGCTCACATGCTGACGAATCGCAACTCGCGCCGAACGCGCGCGGCGGTGTTCCTCGCGAGTCGAGCTGAGCGCGTGATCGCGGCAACGGGCACGCCGATCTGGAACATGCCGCCCGATCTCTGGAGCGTGCTCGGGCTCGTCGCGCCGGGCGCGTTCGGCAGTTATCACGACTTCGGCAATCGCTACGGGGCGCCCGAAGTCACGGAGTACGGCACGCGATTCACCGGGCTCTCGAACGATGCTGAGCTATCGCTCAGACTCTCCGAGGTCATGTTGCGCCGTCGATGGGTTGACGTCTGCGACGACTTGCCACCGATCTCGCGTAACGTGATGATCGTCGATCTCGACGAGCGGCAGCGGCGCAAGCTCGATATCGCGGCCGAGAGCCTGCGTCAAGGCGATCGAACGAACACGGCCGGTGCGCTCGCACGTTATCGCGATGCGCTGTCGATGGCCAAGTTGCCCACGGCGATTCAAGAAGCCGAGCGCTGTCTTGATCGCGGGGATTCCGTCGTCATCTGGACGTGGCACCGTGAGCTTGCCGATTCGATCGTCGAGCTACTCCTAGCCGGCGAGCGGCAAGCCTTCAAGCTGACTGGCGACACACCGATGAAGAACCGCGATCAGGTTCTGAACCAGTGGCGCGAAGGCTCCGCTGCGCTCGTCGCAACGATGTCCGTTGCGCAGGTCGGCATCGATCTCAGTCACGCGCACCGCGCAATATTCGCCGAGATCGACTACACGCCAGCCATGATTGCTCAAGCCGAGATGCGAACGTTCGCACCGACGCGCCCAATGAACGTGACCTACGTCGTCGCCGATCACTTCGTCGATCGCAAGATCATCTCGGCGCTGCACCGCAAGCTCGAAGCAGCGTCGCCGCTCGGCGTCGGCTCGGGTGAGGGCGCTATCGCGTCGATCGACGCCGCGTTTCGTGGGCCCGAGGAGATCGCCGATCTCGATCGCTTCATGAAGGACCTGCTTGCCTAAGCTGAAGAAACAGCCCTGGCTTTGCCCGTGCTGCCGTGGGCCATTGAATCGCTGGCGCCAGCGCGTGCAGGCTATTCGTCGAGGCAAGCGGGTAGTTTTTGATCGCTGGTACAGCGTCTGTTTGGCCTGCAAAGTTCGCGTTGTTTTGCACGCACATCGCGGCTAGCTGTCAGAGCGATCTGGTAGACCCTAGTTCGTGAAGATTCCACCCGAGATCATCGGCCCTGTCATCACGTTCCTACTGAGGGCCCAAGCTCGGGGTTGGATTGATCTCCGAGGTATCGAGCCGCTGCTCAAGATCATCGTCGAGTCGGGCAACGCACCGCACATGCGTCGCGTGCTCGGCGAGATTCTCCAGATGCTCGAACGCGCGGAACAGGGAGGCTCGTAGCATGCTTATCCGGTTAACACCCCTGACGAAGACGGTTCTCATCGTGTTGTGGATTCTCACGGGCGGGATAGCGGGAACGTACATCATTGGCAACTTCGTCCCGACATTCGCCAGCACGTGCGCGCTCGCCATAGTGTTACTCGCGTCTATTGGGCTTCCGGTCGCACTGACCTGGAGGAAACTGAGATGAGGGGTGGCAACCGGACAAAGATCAGTCTGATCGCTGGCCTCGTGTCGGCTATGGCCCCTACAACGCACGGCATCGATATCAGGCGGCACAGAGACAAAGTCGTGCTCAAGCACATCTCGCGCGAGACGCTGAACAATCTGCCGGGCTCGTGCTCGCCGTTGGTTCGTCGGGCTCGTCGAGCAAGTCGCAAGAGCGTGATGCGCCGTCGCAGGCTCCGAGGATGGCAGTGAAACGTTGTAAGCGTTGCGGCAAGAAGTGGTGCGGTACAGACAGGAAGCTCAGGAAGCTCTACGGTGAAAACTACGCCGATGGCGGCTTGGATGGTCGAGTAGCGCGTATCACTTTTGGCGCCAAGAGGTGTCGAGACAAGGGCCCAAAGCGATGAGCTGGACCTGCGAAAAGTGCGGAACGGCGCACGACACGGACGCTCAACGTGAAGACTGCAAGAAAGCTCAGCGCGTGGTCACGTTCTGGGCTCTCAGCATCTTGCTCGGCCTGGTGATCGTGATCGCTGTTCCCGTGTTCCTGTGGAACCAGTATTGCTACGGCGACTGGAAGTGCGCGGTCATGCACTGCGTGAAGGTCGTCAAGTGAACGAGGCTGCTTGTCTGCTCTGTCAGCGTCGGCTCGACGGTACGACCGCGCCGGGAATCTATCTTCATGAAGTCGCCGAAGACTGCCTCGTGCGCGTGGCTGATCAGTTTGGTGTCTCGCTCGACGACGACTACGAAGTCAAAGGCGATGAGATCTTCTCTAGAGCCCAGAGCGGCTACATCGATCCAGATGACGGCGCGATCGAGCTGACGCAGTTCTTCTCGACGGATCAGGCGATCAGCCAGATCTTCGCCGAGAAGAAAGTCCCACGACTCGGTGGCATTTCGAGTGGCAGCGGCTGGAGCAACGTCTCGCTGTTCCAGAAATGCCCGTACGCATGGAAGCGACGCTACCTCGATCGAGTCGAGCAGCCGAACATCCTCGGTATCGTCGGCGAACCACTCGCGCTCGCGATCGGCTCGCTCACGCACGTGTACCTCGCGATTCATTACTACCGGATGATCACACCGGGCTATCCACTCACCGTCGAAGACGTTAACCAGCGGATGCGCGAGCTGGGTTGCAATCCGGCCATCTTCAACGAAGCGTGGCGGTTGTTCACAGGCTATCGGCTCTACTACAAGAACGAGATACTCGAACCGCTCGCCGTAGAGCACGATCTGAAAGATCCGCGCACCGGCCACTCGTGCCGCTACGACTTGATCGCGTTCATCCCCGATGAGAGCCCGGGGATCTTGCCGGGGACCTACATCGTCGAAAGTAAATGCTTGACGGGTGACTCGCTCGTTCACGATTACAATACGAGTCGCTTGGTCAGAATGGACGAGCTGTTCAGACGCGGAATCGCTCCAAAGGTCCTTTCCTATGATTTAGCTACCGGAAGGCTTGTTCAAGCACAGGCGCTTGTTCCAGTTGCTAACACCGTACGGCCTATTTACGATGTCGTTTCTGAGAGTGGGCGCCGAGTTAGAGCTTCTGATAACCACCCGATCTTGACGGCTCGTGGCTGGATTTGTGCGGGAGATCTAAAGTCAGGCGATTGGATTGCTGTTGCAAAAAACACGGGCGGCTTGCAACGAGCTTCGCGTTTCACGGACGCTGAGGTTCGCTTCCTCGGTTTCATGCTCTCTGAGGGCTATCTTACTGATCTCGCGTTTTCGCAGGTGGCTGGGCCTGTGTTCGATGCGTTTGTTGAGACGCTTTACGCAATGGGGTTCTCTGAGGATGGCAGTACGATTCACACTTTCAGACGAGAGCAGAAGAACTATTCGTTGAAGGACGGCACGCCATCCACGCTTCACACCATTCGTTTGTCGACGAGCAAAGGCAGCCCAGCGCGAGAACTGATCGGTGATCTCGGTCTATTCGGATTGCGCTCAGCCCAGAAGCGCGCCCCAGAAGAATTCAACGAGCTATCTGATCATCAAGTTGGAATCTTCCTGGGGGCCTTATGGGATGGCGATGGTTGTCAGTGTGCCGACGAAGCTCGAACGGACGTGACAATCAAGCACGGATCAAGATCTCGGGCTCTGTGCGAAGCTTCGCGTGATTTGCTCTTGCGTTTGGGTATCCACGCAACAGTTCGAGCATCGTGGGCTACGTTCAACGGCGTGCGCTACGATGTCTACAACACAACGGTTGTTGGTCGCCCGTCGAAGCGCGTTTTCTTAGATCGTGTGATCGATGGAACGATTCAATCCGTTCGCTTGATTTCGACTGCCATTGCTCTACGCGAGCGACTAATCGATGGTGATGACACGCTCATACCAGTTGCCTGCATCGTAGATGAGCTAACCGAACAGCGCTTGAAAATTCCACGGGTCTACAACGGCACGAGGCAGCTCTCGTCAACGGTTCTCAACAAGTTCAAGAGCCAACCATCGTCTGCTTTGGAACGTCGAACACTATTCAAGTGGGCCGAGGATCTCCCGTTACTCAAGAAACACGCAGAAACAGAGATCTGGTGGGAACAGATCGAATCGGTTGTCATTTCAGGCGAGGAACGGACTTACGACTTGACTGTTCCCGGCCAACAAAACTTTGTTGTCAATGGTGTGATCACGCACAACACGACGGCGCGCTTCGACTCGAATTCTCTTGAAGGCTGGAGCAACGACGGCGAAGTCTTGGGCCAGGTCGATCTCTGGGACCGGCTTCACCTCGATCGTCGATACGGTCCGCTGCGCGGCGTGATCATCAACTTGCTCGGCAAGCAGAAAGTCGCCGAGTATCATCGAACGATCGTGAGCCCGTCATCGTGGCAGATCGAACAGCACAGGCTCGATCTCCGTCGCTGGAATGGGCTCATCCAGCTCGCTAAATCTTCAGACTCGTTTCCTCGCGCTCGAAACAGCTGTGTTGGCCGTTTTGGGAAATGCGGGCACTGGGATCATTGCGCCTCGGGAGAATAACCATGTGCGTTGCTCAAGCCATTGCTGATGCCAAGCTCTTTCTTTGGAAGCATCCGCTATCAACCACCGACGTCGACAATCCGGTCGAGATCCTCGAAGACATCGTTCGCGAGTACGAGAAGGATGACGACGACGAGGCCGAAGACGATGATCACAACGCGTATCGCTGTGAACGGCTGCTCACCTTCATCAAGCGCTTGTACGATCAACGGAAGATCTGCGACGCCGAGTATCGAACCGCGTGTGCGATCAAGTAACTAACTAGCTACTACTTAGAGATGTCGCAGCCCGCAAACGCCGCCCGAACCATCGTCGAAGATGACGACGAAGGCCCTGATCTGCTTTCAGATCCGGCATTCGTGCCGTGTCGTGACGAGTACTGCACGCGCCCGGGGCTTCATCACGCCCATTCCGAGCCACGAACGCGATCGGGTCGTCATCCACATAAGCACTACGACAACTGCCCAAAGTGTCAGACCCCCGTGATAGTCACCAGAACCGGACGAATCAGACAAGGGTCTAAACGAAGCCGCGCGATGACCACGGCCTTGTGCCCGGCTTGCGGATGGACCCACAGCAAAGCTCTCAAGAGGATAACCGATGCGTGAAATCAACCTCGATCTCCCCGACCAGACCGGCAAGGCGCCGCGCTACACGTTTTTGATCTACGGGCCTATGGGATCGGGCAAGACCACGCTCGCGGCGAGCTTCCCACGCCCGCTGTTTCTGTCTGACGTCACGGAGTCGGGCTACGAATCGCTGCGCGGCCTCGACGAGAGCGTGCTGTTCGAGCCCAACGTTCGACCGCGAGCGCTCGGTATCGAGAAGATGAACGACATGGCGCAGGCACGCGAGATGATCGCGCCGCTCGTCGCGTCGGGGCAGGTTCAGACGATCGTCGACGATTCGCTCACGTTCTACGCGGATCTCTACCTCAACTCGATCTTCGATATGCAGGGCGCGAACCGCGACAACCGGAAAGCCTACGGCGAGCTGGGAATTCACCTGCGTGATCTTCGCGTCAAGTGGCAAGGCTTCCAGTGCAACATCGTGTGGCTCTGCCTCGTACGCGATCCCGACGACGATCGCCCGCAAGGCGGGCCGATGATCCCCGGCGCTGAGTCGGGCAAGTTCGGCGCGGGCTGTGATTATCAGCTGTTCATGCGCCACGATCGCTTCAAGCGCGGTCAAGAATTCGTCGACAACTATGAGCTGCACTCCAGGAACTGGGGCAAGTACGCCGCGCGCGTTCGCCGTGCAGTCGGCGTGCCCGAGCTGCCGTCGCCGCTCGTCAACACGACCTATAGCGGAATCTTGCAGGCGATGGGCTTCGATCCAGAGGCCACGCGCGCGGCGCTGCCGCCGTACTTGCCGCCCAAGCCGTTCGTGATCGCGGCACCGGCACCGCTGGCACCGCCGGTTCAAGCTCCGGTGGCATCTACGGTGCTTCCAAGCACTCCGCGCCCCGCGATGGCGCCGCACGTCCCCAACGTCGCTCGACCGGTGGCGAACAATAGTGTTCGTCCTCAGCCGGCAGCTCCATCAGTCACTCGCCGCCCGGCCACTCCGGTTGGTCGGCCAAATAGCTAGCAAGCAGAAAGAAGACGCGTCATGGCAAACAATGAAACATTCGTAGACCTTCCCGAGATCGAAATCGATCTCACAAACGTCGCAGCGTGGGACGGCCAACAGGGGCCCAAGCTCCCGGTGGGCGCGTACACGATGGACATCGTGTCAGCCGTTCAGGCTTCGTCGAAGGCCCAACAGCCTGTCCTCGAAGTGACGTTCAGGGTCGCCGATGAGGGCCCGCAGAACGGTGTCGAGCTGATGAAGAAGTACAGCCTTCAGCAGCAGGCGCTCGGACGCATGGCGCAGCTGATGGTCGCCTGCGGTGCTCGGCTCGACAAAATCCGCCCGGCCGAGTTGGTCGGCGCACGGATCATCGTCGAGATCACGCACGTCGTGGGTCAGGGCAAGGTCGATACGCAGGGCGGCGTTCAGCCCGGCGACTTGTTCTGCGAGATCAGCAAGGAGCGAGCGATCGAAGTGGCCGAGCAACCAGTCGCCCCGCCACCGGCCGCTCGCAAGGCTGCTCCAGCAGCTCAGCCGCCGGCTCAGCCGACGGGACCCAAGAACGGCTCGGTCGCGCGCCGCGCGTAGTACGCTTTGCTCGATGCAAGAGCGTGGATCAGCGTCTTTCCTTTCGCGTTGATCGCGCTTGTCGGCTCCTCATTGCTCCACACTGACGCTGGCCGCATCGAGCGCTTTTCTGGCAGTTCATCGGCTCGGAGTAATCCGGGCCGTTGATCTTTTCGGAGTCATTGATCTGCGATGAACGCGGTATCACGTGATCTCGGCCGGCACTTTCTTTCGGAAAAAAGTTGACTCGATCGATCTTGATTCGCTATGTACGTGGCTCGCGGTTTCGCGGGTTCATCTGAAGACCGCAACGGAGTCGGTGCCGTTGCTTCACAACATAGCCAGGGGGCTGGCGTTCAATGCTCGATCTCAATCTTGGTCGCGTCCTAGATCTGTACGGCGAAGTTCCCTGTAACTTCGTCTGTCGTCACGAGTCCTGCGAGCGGCTAGAGTTGCACGGCTTCCACGAGCTGAGACACAAGCCAGGCATCGGCTACCGCACACGGAGCAGGCGCCACGTAGATCAACCGTGGCGGGCTCAGAATGCTCAAGTATTGCGAGCTTCGATCTTGGAGGCAGTGTCGATCGTCGAGCCGCGCAACTTCCAGATGATCTTGTACATCGTGCACAACGACTACGGCAGTTGTTTGGAGCGTTCGGTCTATCGGCATCTGAAGGCGTTGCGCGAAGGCGGCGCGATCGTTAGGATGTCGTGGAAGCAGATCCACGCGTACCTGAAACCGGGCTCGAAACTGCTCTCTGATCCCGGGCTCGTCTACGAGCAGATCTTGTCTGCGTCGAGGGCAGTATGAAGGTGAAACCGAGCATCGGCCGGATCGTCATCTACCATCTTCTGGATTCGCGGGGCGTTCCAGAAGAGCGCCCAGCCATCATCACAAGCGTTCTTGACGAAGATCGCGTCAACCTACACGTATTCTCTGAGCCTAGTGATCACGAGCAAGCCTTTTGTTCGGGCGTCACTCTGTGCCACGCAGATCCATTGAGACCGCCGACGCCTTACACATGGTCTTGGCCACCAAGGATCTAGATGGTTGCCGTTGCCGAGCAACGTGTGAGCTTGCCGTTGCTTCGCGGCAGTGCTGAGGGCGCGGATTGTATGGCGTGCCCTTTCTCGCACGAGGGTCAGCCGAATCGCCCCGTGTTCTCGGAGCATCCTGAGAAGCCGCTGTGGATCTTGATTGGCGAAGGCCCCGGCTTCAATGAAGTCCGTTTTGGTCGATGCTTCGTTGGAGCATCGGGCTCCGAGGTCGACAAGATTCTGACGAAGATCGGCCGCCCGCGCGAAGAGATCTACGTCGGCAACGCGACGCTTTGCGTTGATGGCTCAACAAATGTTCGACTCGGCGATGGTTCACTTGGGCGCATCGACCAACTCGTCAAGAGTCGATACTCAGGTTTGGTTCAATCAGTAGCGGCGGATGGAAGCGTCGTACTTCGCAGAGTGATCGGCTGGTACAGGAACAAGCGTGGTCTCCGTGAAATGCGCGAGGTCTCTACGCGAGGGGCTCAGCACACTGGTGGGCTCGGGCGGATTCATACGACGATGACCGAAGATCATCCCGTTTTGACCCCTGAGGGTTGGAAAGTAGCTGGAGAGCTGAATGGCGGATCGATCGCAACCGGCGATCTAGATCCAGGACACATTGGGCAACAGATCGCATACGGCACACTGCTAGGTGATGGAACGCTGCAACGAGGATCTCTCATCGTCCGTCACGCCGTCGATCAAGCAGAGTACGCCATGCTCAAGGGGCAGGCGTTGTCTGGGATTGGCATTGGTTTGATCGAAGCGCCTCCGCACGGAAATCAGGTTCAACGACAAGTCGGATTCAGAACTAAGGCTGGCTTGTGGGGGCATGCACTTCGATCTTCGTTCTATCCCGACGGAAAAAAACGAATCCCAAAAGAAGTCATCTCAAACGCGAGTATTTTGTTGTTTGCGATCTGGTATCTCGATGATGGCTCGATGAGCCATCGTGCCGAAAGTGGAAGAAAGCCGCGTGCAGAGATTTGCGGTGTGGCTTTTCCAGAAGAAGATCTGTTGGCGGCATCAGCCTCACTGAGATCTCTCGGCTTCGAGAACCGGGTTTATCGGGGGCGGATTCAGTTTGGTGTTGAAGCCTCTGCGAAATTCAGTCGAGCCATTGCTCGATTCGTTCCGCCGAGCATGAGCTACAAGTTGAGACCAGAGGATCGTGATCTATACGATCCGACCACATTTCAGGCTGCGTCGGCCATTCCGTTTTTCGCTAAGGCTGATAGCGTTTTTGTGAGTCCGCGAGGGAAGCGTGAGCAGTCAGCGGTGTACTGCTTAGAAGTAGAGGATACGCACAACTTCATCACGCCAGCCGCAGTCATCCACAACTGCATCCCGAAGCCTGGCAGCACCGACGTTCACAGAAACCAAGCCGCAGCGGCGTGCAGAGAGCGAATGCAGCGAGAGCTGTCGCAGTTCCCCGGCATCCCGATCCTGACGCTCGGCGCTGTCGCTGCGCGCAGTGTCATCCCGAAAGAAGCGCTCGACGCGATCGATCCGCCAGATGTTCCTGAGTCTAAGCAAAAGCGCCAAAAGAAACGTCAGGGCGCCGAGACCGATGTCAAACAGAAGCGCGAAAAGCGGCTCGGCAAGCTGGAGCTGCTGGAGCTGCGAATCTTCAGGGAGCTGCTCGACTACCACAAGCGTGGGATCGCCGACGAGATCCGCCAGCGGTTCAAGAAGAAGGCGACGCACGCGCAGATCGAAGAGAGGCTAGAGCTTGAACGAGCGCGCCAGGGTATTGAGATCAAGGCCAAGGCCGACGCGCTGATCGAGCTGGAACAAGTCGAGGTCGAGAAGGCGAAGAAGCCCAAGAAGAAAAAGCCGATCAAGATCAGCGACATCGTGAGCACGTGTTTCGACGTCGACGTCGATGGCTCGGGTCTGCGCCCGGTGATTCCCGGGATTCATCCGGCGGCGCTACTACGCGGTGGCGGGCGCTCGATCGCCGGCAGTCATACGCCCGATCTCGCGTTCGTAAACCTGATGTACGACTTCGGCAAGATCGACGCGCTCGCTCGTGGCAAAGACGTTCGGCTCAAGCTCAACGTCGAGGTCGAAGGTCAAGACAGCGCCAAAGCTACGCGGCTATTCGTCGAGGCGATCCAACGGGCTTTCGACGAGGGCGAGGTAGCAATCGACCTTGAGACCTACGTCGATGATCCGTTGCGCCACCACGCACTCATGGCCTACGTCGCGAAGATTCGCGCGATCGGCTTGGCAACGAAAGAGAAATCGATCTCGGTGCTCTGGGATCTGATCCAGCCGTGGGGGCTCTCGTACTTTCAGGCGATGCTGGCTACAGCCGACATCAAGATCGTCACCCAGAACGGGATCTACGATCGAACGGTCTTGCGCGCCAACGGCTACGAGATCTGCGGCGACAACTTCGAGGACACGCTGTACGCCCATCACTCGGCGTTTCCTGGTTGTGCGCACAACCTCCAGCAAATCACGGCGCAGTTCTTTGCCGTCTCACCGTGGAAGTGCTTGCAGGCTGATACAGCTGTTTTGCTGCCAGATCGCTCGACGATATCGATTCGCGAGGCAGTTCAACGGCGGATCCCGGAAGTCCTCTCCTATGAGGATGGGCAGATCGTTCCTAAACGGGTGCTTGGCTGGCACGAGGCGCGTGCTCCGGGTCAAGCGTGGGTCTCCATCAAGACTGAGCGCAGCGACGCGAAATACAATCGAGGGCTCATCGTTACTCCGAATCATAGGGTGATGACGCAACGAGGGCTTGTAGAAGCTCAAGAGCTGATCGCTGGGCAAGATCGAATTGCAATTGATGAGCCACAACTATCGGACGATCAGATTTCAACGGCGATTGGAACGCTCTTAGGTGACTCAAGTGTGTTTGTCAGCCGTTCGTATCATCATCGACCTTGGGAAGCCTCAAGAGCTAGTATTCGTGGTGGGCACGCCAACGAGGGGCTCCGCGATTGTAAGGCCGAATCGCTTGCGCTTGGGACCTCCGGGCAGTGTGTGCCTGCACATTCTCGCGTGTCGGGGGGCGTGACCATCAACGCTTCAAACTTCTACGCCTACGGTACAAGGTGGGCCTTTCAGTACATGCAGATCGCAAAGCTCGTCTACGACGACGAGTGGAAGCGCCGAATCAAAGCCAAAGCGCTCGAAGTTCTTGGTCGTCGTGGGCTTGCCATGATGTACATGGACGATGGTGACCTCCATAAGACCAAACAAACTATTGGGGCAGGTTTTGCGACGAACGGCTTTCCGCTAGAAGACGTTGAGCTGTTCGTTGGATGGTTGAAGGGCAAGTACGGGGAAGTTAGCATCTACAACTCGCGTGGGCCTTACGTGGCGATGTCGACCGTCGCGACTAAAAACATGCTTGAGGATCTTCGCGGGTTCATTCACCCATCAGTCAAGTACAAGACCATTTTCGATGATCCATTCAAGCCCGTTATCAAAGGATATGGTGCTTACCACGCCGCGATTAGGTCTGTTGATCGGATTGATCGTGTGGCCTTGCGCAAGGGTCGTAGCTCACACGCAACTGACTATCGGTATTGCCTGTCCGTCGAGGATACGCAGCTATTCTATACGAACTACGGGCTTGTCTCGAACAGCGAGTTTCGCAACGCCGAGGAAGACACCGCGCGATTGCTTGCGTACAACGCCAAAGACACGGGCGCGACGCTCGCGATCAGGCCGGCGATCGAAATCGTCGTCAAGAAAAACGCGAACGAGCGGACCTACGCGATCGATCTAAAGATGGCCGAGATCGCGAGCCGCATGCACCGCGTCGGCATGCCGGTGTCGCGCGAGGTCAATTCCGAGCTGCTTACGACGTTCAGTAAGAACGTTGCCGAGGGCCGACAGCACGTCGAAGCTATCGCGAACGATCCGAAACTCCATGAGGGAATCTTGCATCATCTCTCGTTGGAGCAAGCCAAGATCCAGCGCAAGGCCGACAGCATCGACTTCGAGGAACGCTACAATGCACGCCGCGGCAAGATTCTGACCGACGAAGCCAAAGGCAAATGGCGCTGGAAGATCTCGGCTGCCAAGCACGTCGCGGCGTTGCTTCAAGCGATCGGCGTGAACCTGCACCAAGTCACTAAGAACGGCTCGATCTCGACGAAGAAAGAGATCCTAGAGTCACTCGTTGACGTGCCGATCGTTCGTGATCTGCTCTTGTTCCGCGAAAACGACAAGCTCCTGTCAACGTTCATCTGGCAGATCTTCGATCGAACCGTCGATGGGAATATCATCCAGCACGGCTTCGCTGACGCCAACGATCGCATCCACCCGATCTGGAACGTCCACAAGATCTCGGGCCGGTGGGCGAGCTACGAGCCCGTCGTCTCGAACGTCCCGAAGGCCAAGTACAAAAAGCTCGAAGGCGGCAAGCTCAAGCTCGTGCGGCCCAACTTGCGCCGACAGGTTCAGGTGACGCGCAAAGGTCGCAAGCTCGTTGGCTTCGATTTTTGCTTGGCGAAGGGAACCCTCGTTGACACGCCGAACGGTCACACGCCGATCGAGAAGTTGAAAATCGGTGACCTCGTGTTCTCGTACAATCACGAAACGCAGCGTCCTGATTGCTCGCGCGTGTCACAGCGCCTTTTCACCGGGATGCAGAAAACATTGAAGGTGATTCTCGACAATGGGGAGGAGGTTCGTTGCACAGCGAACCATCGGTGGCTAACGCGCAAGTATGGGTCTGGCCGAGCTGTCTTCGAGGTTGAAGCTAGCGATCTGAAGCCCGGAATGCGCCTGCTACCGTTGCGTCGAACGTATTCGGGCCCAGAACGAAGCTATGAGATCCTCTACTCGTATTCGGCATTCGAATACGTCAAGACGCATGTCGTTGTGGCAAAGGCACATCTTGGAGATCGGCCAAAGGGCCACGACATCCACCACCGCAATGAGAACCCTAAAGACAATCGCCCAAGAAACCTCGAATACAAGCTCGAACATGATCATCTCGGTGAGCACAGCGCCTCCAATACCTCCGCTCAGTGGAAAGATCCGGCTACTCGCCAGAAGATGGTTGAGGGGATTTCAGCTTCGATCAAAGCACGTGGCGGTTATCACGGAGCCAACAACCCAAACTTTGGGAAGCGCACTGGTGAAGATGGTACGTGCCCGAATTGCGGAGCCGACACTTACTTCGGTGGAAAACACCCGAAGCGCTTCTGCTCTAAGCCTTGCTTCTACGAATTCAGGCGAACCAATCCTCGAAGGAGAGGTGAGAAATACGATGACCTTAACCACAAAGTGGTCGCCGTCATTGATGACGGGCTCGTCGTTCCTACCTACGATATCGAAGTCGAGCGAGATCACAACTTCGCGCTAGCAGCCGGCGTTTTCGTCCATAACAGCCAACTTGAAGCTAGAAATCTTGCGTTGATCTCCGGCGACGAATTCTTGTGCAAGATCTTTGCAGAGGGCCGCGATATCCATACCGAATGCGCGCGAGTGATCTTCAAGGGCTTCGATCAACGTGAGGAGAAAGAGCGCAAACAGCTCCGCGATCTCACCAAGCAGATCGAATACGGAACCTTCTACGGTGGTAGCCCTGAGACCTGTTGGAAAGTCCTACTCAAAGATGGCCACAACGTCAAACTCGTCGATGTCGCTGCGTCGATCGGCACGCTTATGCGGCAGATGCCCGGGATCGTGCGTTGGCAGCGTCAGACTGTCGCCAAGGCGTCACTACCGCCGTTCACGATTCGCGATTTCGTGCTCGGGCGGCGCCGTGTATTCCCGATGGGTCAGGTTGATCCCAACGAGGCGTTGAATTTTGAGTCACAGGCGACCGCCGCTGCGATCATGGACACCGGCATGGCCGCGATGGACGCGCGGATTATCGATCAGGGCTACAAAGAGGTCGACTGCATCGTGCAGGTTCACGACGCGGCGGTATACGAAGCGTGGGAAGATGATGCCGAAGACATCGCGCAAGACATCCATGAATGCTTCTCGCAGCAATACGAGCGCGATGGCCGGACGATCCCCTACCCCGTCGATGTCAAGATCGGCGACTCGTGGGATCAGATGTAAGCGGGCTAGCTGTCAGACCCCTCTGATACAGATTGAGCGTTGAGATGATCTATTACCTTGACCTCCCTATTTTCGTGAAAGAAAAGCCACTGCGCTGCGTGAAGTGCAACGCAGTTCAGAACGAAGGCCGCTTCCTACCGTCGCATTGCTATCGATGTGGCTGCAAAAAGTTGAGGCGCTAGCATGGAGCTGACTTCAGAACAGCAAGCGATCGTCGCCTTCGTTGCAGCGAACAAAGGCAACCTCGTCATCGAAGCGCTCGCCGGCACCGGCAAGACGTTTTGCTTGCTCGAAGCGCTGAATGTTCTGCCTCAGAAGTCCGCGCTCGTCTGCGCGTTCAACAAGCAGATCGCCACCGAGATTCTTGGCAGGCTCCCAGTTCTGCCCCGAACACGCGTTGTTCACGTCAAGACGTTCCACGCGCAGGGTCTCGCGATCATCAAGAAGCATTTTCCCGGTGTAAAGATCGGTGCAGAGGCGACGGAAGACATCATCAACACGGCTGGTACGACGCTCAAAACGCCCTTCAACGCGAAGCGCGCGGCTGTGAAGATCCTACGCCAGTGGAAAGAGCAGACGACGGCGCCGTTGCTGATCCCGACCGAAGAGGAGATCTTGGCGCTCGGGCTCGATCGAGATTTGTTCGGCCGCCTTGGCGACATCAACATCCAGGCGACGATCGATGCCGTGCGCCTCGGCTATCGATTGTCTCTAGAGACCAAGGCGCCCGAGACGATCGACTTTTGTGACATGGTGTGGTTGCCGATCGTCAAAGACCTCGCGCCGCCGTCGCGCTATCAGGCGATTCTCGTCGACGAACTACAAGACATCTCGCCGCCGCAGTTCGAGCTGATGCGCCGGCTTCTGATTCCCGGCGGTCGATTCATCGGCGTTGGTGATCGCAACCAATGCCATCCAGCTGGCGTGCTCATACAAACGACAGTCGGGCAAATACCGATTGAGCATCTCGATCCGAAACGACACAAGATCATCCCGTGGAATCGAAAGGCGCAACGCTCAACCGGCCAACGATCTTTCAAACTCGCATCGTGCCGATACGCGGGTGCCTTGCTGAAAGTTTCAACAATCGACCATTCTGTTGAAGTGACCCCCAATCACAAATTCCTTTGCCGCTGGGCGAAGCGGTCCGACGTTTATATCACGTACATTATGCATCGTGCTGATCGTGGTTATCGAGTGGGTTGGTGCCAGCTATTCACAAAGGACAAGCACCTGCACTTCGTTACGCGATGGCATCTTGAGCAAGCTGATGCTGCTTGGATAGTTGCTGTTCACGATACTCGTGAGAAAGCCTCGATCCATGAGAGCATTCTTGCTGCGAAATATGGTTTGTTCACCGCGACATTCAAGCCGGTTAATGCTCAGCGGCATCGTGAAGAAGCGGCTATCAAAAAGATCTTCGCTGGAGTTTCGCTTGTTGATCAACGCGATCGGGCTCGGCGCTGTCTAACGGAGTACGGTCGAGATCTAGCCCTGCCGTTCTTTCCTAGACCGGGTAAGAATCCGCGAGATCACGATGGTCGGCCGACTTACTTCATCACGCACGCGGCCAACTTAATTCCGGGTTTGATGACACTCCCTTTGCCTGATGGTCAAAATCGATGGACTTCGATTACCGGCGTCGAGCGTCGGATTTTCAAGGGTTTGATTTACTCACTAGATGTCGATATCGATCATAACTACTCAGCAGATGGATTGATCGTGATGAATAGCATTTACGGTTGGCGCGGTGCTGATGCGGATAAGGCTTTTCGATTTGCTAGGGAACAGTTCGGCGCCAAGTTCTTGCCGCTTACGACGTCGTTTCGTTGCTCGACGACCGTGGTTCATGAGGCTCAGCAACGCGTGCCCGATCTCAAAGCGCACCCTGAAGCCGTGCCCGGTAGCGTCTCGCATGCGAGGCTATCGCAGCTGCCGCACCTGCTCGCGCGCGGCTACTCCGAGACGATCCATACGTTCATCTTGTCGCGCAACAACGCGGCGCTACTCGATGCCGCGATGTACCTGTGGCGCGAAAAGGTCTCGTTCCAGATCAACGCCGGGCGCGAGATCTTGGAGCCGCTGTACGGGATCATCGACGGACTACGCCTGACCTCGACCGACGATTTCAAGGTCAGCGTCGGGCAATGGCACGCTGCCGAGATGTTCCGCGCCGAGAGGTCTGGGTCAACAGCGTGGGCCGATCGCATCGACGAGCAGGCGAAGATGTTGCTCGCGACAGCAGGCTACACGGCGCCAAAGAAAATAAAGCAGCTATTCCAAGAGATGCTCAAGGCTAGCGGCTCGGGCGTGTTGTTGTCGACGGTGCACAAGGTCAAGGGCCTCGAAGCCGATCGCGTTTTCTTGCTCAAGCAGACGTTCGCGTGTGGTCGAGTAGTCGACGACGACGACGATCGCCCGCCACCGCAAGAAGAGATCAACATCGAATACGTCGCGATCACGCGCGCTCGCGAGCACCTGACTTGGGTCGACATCGATCCGCAGGCTCGCGTCGTGGTCAATGCCGAGGACGAGCTTGACAGGCTGCCCGAATGCACCGACGGCCTATCGATAGGCGAGATCGGAGATCTCTTCGTCTACGCCGAGCGTCGAGCGCTGGAGCTGATGGAGAGCGATGAAGCGCTCGCCGATCGCTGGATGGCCCGCGCCGAGATGTTGAACAAGGTGATGAAAGAGGCTCGATGATGCAGGTAGAGATGAAGAACGGCCACTTGAACGGCCACTCGAACGGCCACTCGACGAACGGATCAAACGGCCATGGCGGTCGTGACGATGGCCTGCACGAGCCTCAGATCGAGCTGTGCTGCAAGCGCTTGGGTCACGGCTCGTGGTGCAATCTGCCCGAGAAACATCCGGGCGTGTGCGGGGGCGCTGACCCGAGCTATGATGTGATCGAAGAACGCCCACCGCTCTGGCGAAAGCACAAAGGCCAGAAGCCCTAGCTGTCAGAGCGGCGTGCTAGACGAGCGTTCGTGGAAGCTGTTGCTACTGAAGTATCGCCGCCGCCGAACATCACACCCTGGCTTCGCTGGGCTGGTGGAAAGCGGCGGCTAGCGGCAAAGCTCGCGACCGAGATCACGGCGATCAAGCCCAAGATGTACGTCGAGCCGTTCCTTGGTGGCGGCGCCGTCGCGCTCGCACTGCCCGTCGAGCTAAACAAATTCCTCGCCGACGTCAATCCGCACTTGATCGACTGCTGGCTCTGCGTGCAGAAGATCCCAGGCGCGCTGTTCGCTGAGATCCGCCGCGTCGAGGATCAGTACGGCAACGGCTCGCCTACTGCTCCGCACAGCGAAGAGGGCTACAAGGCCGCGCGCACCGAATTCAACACGATGATCAACAACCCGCGTCCGATGTGGGCTCGCCGGTCGGCGCTGTTCATCTTCTTGAACGCACGTTGCTTCAATGGTCTTTGGCGCACGAACGCGAGCGGGCGGTTCAACGTGCCGTGGGGCAAGCTCGCGATGCCGCGCTGGCTCGGCGCCGAGGAGATGGCGCACTACAGCTCTGCGTTGAATCGCTGCTCGCTGTACGCCGAAGGCTACGCGTCGCTCTTGGGACGGCTGGCAACCGCTGCATCGCGCAAGACGCGCGGAACGATCGACGAGCTTCGGCACATGCTCGATGGATTCGCCGTTTATTGCGACCCGCCGTACGACACCACGTTCGACGGCTACAGTAAAGACGGCTTCGATGACGCCGATCAGCGCGTGCTCGGCTCGATGCTGTCGTCGTGGGCGAGCTGCGGCGCTGCCATCTGGGCCACGAACGCCGACACGCCACTGATCCGCGAGATCTACGACTGGGCTCAGATCGAAGCGATCGACGAACAGCACTCGGTTGGAGCTACCGGCGATCGTCGAGGCAAGCGAAGCTGTCTGTTGATTAGAGGAGGAGCTGCGATCCGATGAAGTGTGAACTTTGCAACGAGCGTCTTCTCGCCCTGGCGGATCCATCCCGCATCGAGCTGTTCTACGTCGCGCATCCCGTCGGCATGGACCACGGAAAGCGGCTGCTCAACGTCGCGAACGCCAAGAAGTGGATCGCTAAGCTCGTCGAGGCCGTTCCTGATATCGGCTTCGTTGCGCCGTGGCTGCCTTACGTCGAAGTTCTCGATGAAGGCAAGTATCGAGCCCGTGGCATCCGCGATGATCTCGAAGCACTACGACGTTGCGACGGCATTGTCGCGGTTGGCGGTCAGGGCATGTCCTCGGGCATGAAGGCCGAGTGGAGCAAAGCGAGCGAATGGGCTTTGCGCCGCGTCGACTATTCGGTGCGCGGACTCGAAGGCGTCGTCGATCCCAGAGACTTCGTATCAGGGTACGTGCTATGAAAATCTCACCCGAGCTTGATCGAATCATCTCGGCCATCGCCGAGGCCAAGATGCACCTGATCATCGCCGTCGCTTGCAAGGCCGGAAGCTCCGAGCGCGCCAAAGAGATCGAAGGCATCAAATGCTCGACGGCAGCGACGCGCGAGCTGTTGCCGTTGATCGGCGGCTTCGAGCGGCTGCCGAAGAACCTTGCGATCGAGCTGCGGACCTGCGAGATGGCCGTCGAGCGGCTCGAAAAGCAAACCGCGTAGCGACGAGTTGACGACGTGGCCTAGGCTGTGACAGCCTCCTCGCATGGCAAAGCGACGCAGGAAGCACGGATCTGGCTGTTCCCCGAGTGGCAAGAAGAAGAACGGCAGGCTCAAGAAGGGCTACCGTTGGGCCAAGGGTCGCAAGGGCTGCGCGATTCCGGCGAAGAAGTAAACTACTTCGTTCGCACGAAGTTTGACGCGCCTTCGTGAATGTGGGATCTTGCTCCACATGGCAAAGAAGAAAACGTGTCCCTTCGGCAAGGTCTCTCGCGGCAAGCGCAAGGGACATTGCCGGAAGCACAAGAAGTCCAAGAAGCACTAGTTCGTCGTCGCTTAGGACGTAGCGCAGCCTCGCTGTGCTCGGCCAGGCGTTGCTCGGCAAGGTCTGGCAACGCAATCCAAGGAAAGGCGCCGCGATGCTATCGCTTGAAACCTGGGAGCAAACCGCGATCTTCGATCCGGCCGACCCCACGCAGAAGAAGATCGAGAAGTACGTCGGTATCCCTGGCGGGTACGGCACGTTCTACTTCAACAAGGTCCCGACCACGAGCCAGTTGCAAGGCCCGTTCACCGACGGAATCTCGACGGGTGCCGGTGTCGGTATCGGCCTCGTGATCGCGAGCGTCGTGCTCGGCGCTGGCGCGTGGGCCGCGCACAAGACCGGCTTGCTCAAGCGCGGCAGGAAAGCCATCGCCGGACTCGGCGGCTACCGGCGTCGTCGGAGGCGCTAGCTCGTGGCGAAGCACGGTCCGATTCACAAGATCGCTGGCTATCCGAAGGGCGACAAGATCACAGATTGGCACGGCAAGCCGATCGGAACGATCGTCCACAAGAGCTGCAAGCGCGTGCGCCCACATGAGCGCGGCGCGTGGATTTCCAACGAGCGCTGCTCGTACACGGTCAAGATCGACGGCCGGCTCTACACGGGGCGCGGTCGTGGCGAAGGTATTGTCGTCAATCTTCGTCAGATGAAGCGAGGTCTCTGATGTCGAAGTCGCGTCGTCGTATCTCGACGCAGTATTGCGTTGAAACCGGGCGTGCGAGCTGGCATCAACAGCGCGCCGGGCACATCTCGTCGGGCTCTACGTGCTTCTGGTCCAAAAAGCAGGCGAAAAAGTACATGCGCGGCTTCAAGAAGCATCATCCCGACGAGCCGGCGTTCATCAGGTCGGAGCGCAAGCTGCGCCATTTCGGGGGGCGCTAGTCATGCCAAGCATTCTTACGCTCGAAGGGCCGCGACTGCTCGGGTTCGGCACGCCGAAGCTCAAACTCCTACGCATGAACGGCGCGATCGGCGATGCGATCGGCTGCGCCGGTTGTCAGCCGCGAGGTTTCGGCGACGCCGCGAGTGACGATCTAGCACACTTCAACAACGCGCTCACCGCGTACATGGCGCAGGTCGCCGCGGTTAATAAGTCGTCGACGTGGTTGGGCCTCATCGGCGGCGTTGCGGGCGTGGTCGCGGGTGTTCTGATCAGCCGCCGCGTAAGCAAGCGCAAATACGCCAAGCTTGGCGGCGCGGTCGCTGGCGGGCTCGGGCTCGGACTCGGGACGTTCTTCGCGAGCCGATCGATCATGATGCCGGACTTCGTTGCACCGCAGACGACGGCGCAACAGCTGCTCACAAAAGATCTGACGTTCTGATGGCGAAGCGTCGACTACCGATCGAGCCGTATGAAGGCCGTGACAAGCCCTATCACGGTCCATCAGAAGACTACCCGCGCGATCGAAGACCGAGTGGTGATGAGGGTCGTGACAAGCCCTATCACGGCCCATCTGAGGACAATCCCCGCAAGGGCCTTCGCGGGCTCGGTATGGAGCGGCTAGTTTGCACGTCCGAACCGACGTCGCTCTCGCGTGTGCGCCTCAACCGAGGTGGCTACGTCGCTCCTATGGCCGGTATTCGACGTTGCACCGATCCATCGGGGAAGCCTGGCGGCTCATCTAGCTACTTCGGCCAGTTCTGCGCGAGCCCGGCGGCGGCCCAGACCTGCGCGTCGGCGAGCGATGGGCTTAGGTCGGGTGGCGTCGGCGGGATCGGCGTCGGTATGGGGGCCATTCCGCCCATCGCGTTGAAGTCGGCGACGAGCGTCGCCCAGTCGATGCCGTTCGGCGCTTTATCTGCACCTTTGGCGAGCTGATCGGGCGTGAGGATCACGAACAGCTGGCCTCCGACTCCGCGCGCGGCATACTGCGCGACGGCAGGCCACGTGATCGTACCGAATAGGCCCCACGAATCGATCTGCACGCCGCTCGGATCGTAGCCGAGGCCGATGACGGCGTGCCCGTTGTTTGGATCTGGCTGCCCGGCAACGTCCCACACGAAGCCGTCGGTTGATGGAAATGGGTTGATCCACTCATCGGGCAGCTCGATGCCGAACATCAGATTCTCGAACAGGAACATCGCGGCCTGGACTTCAGATTGATCCGTCGCGTCGACGGCGAGCCAGCCGCAAATCTTCGTACCATCCACGAAGCCTTGGTTCTGCCAGAAGTTCAGCGCGGTTTCTTCGTCGCAGCCCTGATCCGTGTTCGGATCGTTGGGATCGTAGCCGCCGATCGCGCTGTAGTCCCCGACGATCTGGTTGTCCGCTGCGGTGAACAGTACGCCGGCATTTCCGGTCTCGACGCCGACGATGTGGTAGCCGCCTGCGATCACGCAATCGCCGAGGCGATCGTTGCCGTAGATGTTCCGCAGCACCGGCAATGCTTTCGCGCTGTAGTCGCATGAGGCTGGCATGGCCGGCAGCTTCAGATAGTGCTTCAGACGAAGGCGCATCCCGAGCGCGCGAGGACGCCGACGTCCCATCTTGACGGTGCGGCCGAGGTGCGGAGCGGCGATCTCTTTGAGGGCTGTCATGGGCGCAGCCTACAAGAATCTCCTCGTGATAGGCTAGCCCCATGGCTAAGCGGTGCCCGATCTCGACCGTCGCACAGACCGTGATCTTTCCTCGGGCCTACGGCGTCGCGCGGGCCAAGAAATGGTTGCGCAAGCACAAGCTCAAGGCCAACAAGGTCGACTACGAGGCGAACACAATCCGGTTTCGGCAGATTTCGCCCAAGAGCTGTCGGCATGGCGACTTCGCGTCGATCCCGATGGGCAAGACGAGCATCCGCAAGATCATCTGTTGTCCCAAGACGAAACGTCGGCGCAAGAAAGCGAAGCGCTAGATGGCGAAGCGTTCAAAGAAGCGTGCGAAGCCTCGCGTGAAGCGGGGCAAGAGCACCACGCGCGTCGTGCGTACGATGACACGGACCACGACGACGCTGCGGGGCTCGCCGTCGGATCATGCGCACGAATACATGAACTACGTCGAGCGCGCCGAAGACGCGGTTCGACAAGGCGAAAAGGCGTCGGCCTGTGACGCGATGTACACCGCCGCGCTTCAGTCGAGCGGAGCCGGGGCAGTTGCAGTCCGCGAGAGCACTTAGGCGTTCAGCCAAGGATCGTTCGAGCGCAAGCAAGCTGATGCCCGCCACGACAAGCTACTCAAGCGCTCGATCAGGCTCGACGACAAAATTCGCGCAAAGTGCCTCCGATGACCACCGCGAAGCAAACATATCGGCTGCGCATCGGGAAGCATAAAGAGAAAGAGATCATCGCAACGCCTCACCAAGCCGCGCGGCAAGCTGCCCGGTTCGCAGCGCGCGGCACGCTCGTCCGTACCAAAGGAATGTGGGATCAGCCCGAGGACATGCAGCTACCCGAGAAAACCACGCTCGTCGACGATCACGGCGCCGTGCTCATGACTTGTGCGCCGTCAGTTGTATCGACAGGCGCAGCGCGTGCTGGGCGGCGGGTCAAGTACAGCTTTGCGCGTTGTACGATCAAGCCGGCGTTCAAGAAACTGATCCACAAGACCAAGCGCAAGAAGCGCTAGCCGATCTTTTCGATCTTCCACTTGCGGCCGATGCCACCGTCGTACAACGCCTCTTCGCATGTAGAACGAATCACGTCGCCGATCGGGCCGTCGTCGTCGAACGTCGTGAGCTGCATCTTGCCGCGCTCTTTGGTGCTCGGGTGTAGGATCGCGTACCAGTCTTTGCGCCAGCGAGCCCTGAACTGCACGGTCATGCCGACTTTGCTCGGGCACTTCCACTTGCAGATCTTCATGTCGTCGCCGACGTCGAGCCACGGGCGCGTACAGACGAGCTTGATGGGAGATTTCTTGGCCATTGGCTAGCTGGTTGGTTTGGTCAACAACGCATGTACGTCATCCCGGCGCGCGTCATCGATGAATCTACCCGGACGCACGGCCCCTTTCACCGGCACGTGCTTGCCGGTCATTGTTTCGATCCAAGTCGTCTCACTGCGCCCCCACTTCCGCCGCCACGCTTCTGCCTCGGCTATCGTGAGCGGTCGCGGGGCATCTACGATTGCGCGAACCGGGACAATTTTACCGTTACGCCGCGTGACGAGCATATACGCGACACGGTAACCCTCAGTGCTCGGCCGCGATTCGAGGTTGCGTCGTGCGTCGTACGCCATCAATGCCGGACCTGCGAACTTCGGCGAGATCAGCATCCCGATCGGCCCGAGTAGCTGGCGCTTCTTGAGCGCGCTCAGCGCGTAGCCGACGACCACGATCCCGACGACGCCGATCCCGGCGATGATCAGGCCCTTCTTGATCTTGCTGCTCGTGCTCGATGTCGAGGTCAGAGCTTGTGCAAGCGCTTGCGCAGTTGGCAACGCAGCGGCGTACGTGAAATGAACGCCGTCACCGGTTCGGCCTTCGAGCACGGACAGTGGCCGAGCATCGATCGTCTTGTCGGCGCCGAAGACGTTCTGCATGACGCTGAAGACGTCGGGCGCGAGCGCGTTCATGCTCTCGCTCCTGCCGACGTAGGTCATCGGGCCGATTGCCCAGACCTCGGCGCCCATGCCGGCGTACGCGTCGCGGATCTGCGTCATCGCTTGCTGGGTGTTACCGAGATCTCGGCCAAGATCGTTGGTCCCGAGCATGACAATGACTTTGGTTGGCTGAAAAGCTGCGTCAGCAGCGACGAGATCATTGACAGGCTCGTTGTAGACGAACGAGATCGCCGAGCGGCCGATCTTAGCGTCGATCTGAGCCGCGCTGGCACCTTGTTCGAGCAACATGCTCGCGAGCAGGTCACCGGGTACGGAGCTAGCTCGATTCGATCCTTGTGTGACGATTTGGATTGTCGGCGCAGAATCGGGATCGGGATGGCTGAGGCTATCTCCAATCACAAGTATTCGTTCGCCTTGGACGTCCACAAGCTACCTACGCGCGAGCCTTGCGCTTGCTGATTGCATAACCGATACCCCCGATCAAACCCAACGCGCCGACAAGAATCGCAAGCGGCTTCCAGCCGATGCTTTCGAGTGACGTCGCCATGCCGGCTTGAGCCGGCCCTACAGCCAGCGCTGGGTAGCAGGCGCCGTTTTGAAGGACATAGCCCGGTGCGCAAGTCCGCGTAACAGGATCTGGGTCAAATGCGATTTCGCCACCTGTGGCGGTCAGTGCACAGATCGGATCGTTCGGGTCGTAGCTCGGGCTGCCTGGCGTACACGGATCATTCTCGTCGATGATGTCAGCCAGGCCGATCGTGATCATGGGCCCCAGGCTATCACAGGCGGGCTGTCAAGAATGCCAACTCACGCGCGATGAGGGCTTGTCGACAAGCTCGCCGGGAATCGACCCAGTGCGCGAAGGATCAGCGCAGCATGATCGGTGTCGTTGTCGCAGCAACCGCACGCGGTGCTGTTCACGATCATGTCGAGGAGCGTGTCCGTGATGCGATCAAGATTCGCGCGTAGCTTGGCTAGTTCGCCATCAAGGCGTGCAATTTCGGCTTGGTCTGGATTGTTCATCACTCGCTCCACATGCGTAGAAGGTTCATCGCGGTCTTCGCGAGCATGTCTGTTTCGGGTGTCTTGCCGTGCCTATGAAACAGGGCGCCACGAGCGGCATCGAGATCGAGTAACAACTCGCGTTTGTCTGCATCTCGGACGTAGCTCTGAGCCCAGCCGACAGCCGCGAGCCGAGTGCCACGTGTGACCGCATTGACGCGATGGATCGCCGTCGCAGCGTAGACAAACATGCAACCAGCTTCGAGCTTGATGGTTGTCTCCATGCCAGGTCTCTCGATGACTAGCTCGCCGCCTTCGTAGCTTTCGGGCTCTGACAAGAACAGCGTGAACGCAACGTCTCGGCGTTGGTCGCCGCCGTTCATCATCGCGTTGTCGACGTGGGGGCCGTAGTAATCCCCGGGTTCGTACTTCGAGAATAGAACCTGGAATAGTTTTGGGCGAACCGCCGCCTCGAAGATTTTGTTAGCCCTGCAGCTAGAAACTATCGTGTTCCAGTAGTCGAGCACGTCGGATTGATGTGCTTGCTTGTTGTGTTTGATGGGCGCCGCCGTGACTCCAGCGGTTTGCTTGCCGTCGACGAATCGAGCTTTATCCAGGCCCCTGCGAACCCCGGCGATCTCGGACGCCGGCAAGATGTCTTTGATTTCGATCATTGGATCACGGTGGTCACTGGTAGCGGCACGGGAGTTTCCTGGACCTCTTTGGCCTCTGCAAGTTGGGGTGCTTCACCCGGAGCCTGCAAGCGCAGTTGATCTTTCAGCTGTTCGATCTCTAGCTGAAGCCGATATTCAAGTGCGTCCGTACGCCGTCGCGTCCATTCGACCGCGAACAACACAGCAAAAAACACCGTCAGAGTTTGAAACAAAGTTGTTACGAGCATGGTCACTCCACGAGATAGACTTCAAGCAAGATGACGTAGCCGAGCAGGATGAGCGGAAACAGCACGGCTTCGCCGATGAGCGCAGCGCCGAACAGCCCGGCACGTGTGCCGTCGTTCAGACAGTTCAGCCACCAGCTCATCGGGTTCATGGCGCCGCCCACCCACTCGGTAGTTCGCGATCATCGACGAGCGCGCAATGTCGTGCGAGCGCACGTTTGATCTCGATCGGTGCGTCGTCACCGAGCAGTCGCGCGGCATCGAGCACGACCCGAGCCGCATCAAGCTCCATCATCATGGACGCGATAGCGTTGAACGCTTCGTGCTGAACGTGCCAGGGCTCGCTGTGCCGCAAGATTTCGATCTGCATGCCACTGCTCTTGTTGAACGTGTACTTTCCGTTGTCGACGCGAACGCTCATGGCTTTCGACTCCTCTTTATTTCGGTGAGCAAGATCCACGCGCAGGCCGGACAGAGCCTGATGCGCTGTGCCTGTACGGGATCATTTCCTTGCCCGACCTCGATCGTATTTGTCGGCTCGGCGCTGCAACCGTTGCAACCGCCTTGTTGCTTGCCTGTGGGGTACCAGCGGACGCTCATCGAATGATTCTCCTGTCTGGCGCCATGGTGATGTGTTCTGGCGGTCCGACATCCATTCCATATTGCCGTGTAGGGACGAACGGGATGAATGCGAAGCGTCGCCCGTCCTTTTGCACTGAGCCGTACTCCGCAGATGTCGAATCGACGACGACGCCTCGTGCCTGCGTTTCAACGATACGATGTGCGATTAGCTTGAGGCCCCACGTGACTACATCGCCAACCTTGAATTTCTTGGCGAGCTTTTTCTGAACGGCTCGACAACTCACGGTTTCTTCCCCTTCCTGAATTCGGCGAGCTGGCCGGCAACGGCCTTGCCGCGCGAGCCTCGGTCGTATCGACGGGTCGTCTTGGAGTCACTGTGATGGACCGATGCCTGGATCTCGTACTCTGGGAGCCCGGCGTCGTAGCAAGCCGTGATGAACGCAGCACGGAAGCAGTGCGGATGAACGTTCTTGGCTCCGACGGCTTTGGCGCGTTCGTTGACGAGCTTGTTGATGGTGAGGGGATTCAGCGGTCGAATACCATCGGCGCCCGGAAACATGAATTCGGACGGTGGGGCAAGCCCTAGCCAGCGATCGATCGCTTCGATCGTGCTCTCGGGTAACTTGCTCTCGACTTCGTTGTCACCTTTGACGATGGCTCGCAGAATCCCATCGAAGTAGTCGGCTCGCTTGAGTGCCGCGATAGATGCACGGCGCAGCCCAGTGTCATAGAGCAGCCGTAGGATCGCCGCATCGCGCGCTCCGCGAGTCTTGTCGAGATCTGCGACGGCGTTTGCGATCATCGCCTCGGCGTCGTCAGCCGCCACGAGCCGCGTCTTGTTGACTGTGGACTCGGGGGGCCACGCCAGGACGCTGGGATGGAACGGGTTCGAGGTGACGACGCGACCCGCTAGCAGCACGCGGTAGATTCCCGATAGCGATGCGAGCGCGCGGCGGGCGCTCCCACGCGACAAGCCATCCCGAAACGCCGCTGCTGCGCTGAGCGGTGGCGAAATCGGCTTGCATCCGAATCGCTTGCAGAATTCAACCCAGTGATGCAAATCGGCTTGATACGCCTTCCGAGTGTTATCGGATCGTTTCGCGGCGATCAACGAAAGCGCTGCGCTTTCGAATTCGTCGACGGAGATTCGGATGAGAGCTTGGTCGGACATGGGGGATCGAAATAACTCCTAGTTATGTTAATGGCCCTGATCTACTAGTAAACCATGACGGTTTTTAGACTGCCCGGCCTTCACTGTCACACGGATAATCTGAGCGGGATCTCGCTTCAGATATCGGATTGCAGCTTTCAGGCTTTTAACCGAGTCGTGAAAGAAGCCAATTCCTAGGTTGCAGCGCAAACAAAGCAAGCCTCGAATCCGATTGGTCGCGTGGCAATGATCCAAGCTCAGGCGGCGTGTTTCGGATCTCTTACAGATTGCGCATTGACCCTTCTGCTTTTTGAACAAGTAGGCGTACAGCCATTTGCTTTTCAGCCCCTTGTTGGTGTGCTTGCGCTGATACGCAGCGGCCCGCAACTTTGCGGCCCCGCGCGCTACACCTGCAGCGATCTCACGTTCAATGATTGATTCGTCGCGTTGTTTCGCTAAAGCCCTGAGGCGTGCCTTGAAATCACGTCGAAATCTCTTCAGTTTTGCCTGTTCCATAAACAGTTCCTAGTTCCGAGCTTTAGCTACTACCGCATCGTGTGTGGCTACCCACTGCTCGCAGAGCTTGTCGATCAGCTTCTTATCGGTCACGAGCTTGCCGTGAATTGCATCCGGTGGCGGCACGCACAAGTCAACCGTGTTGGCCTGCACTTCGCCACCAGGGTTCACACCGAGTGCGTGCGAGAGCTGAACGGCTGTGATCATCCCGCGAGCTTGAATGATCGTGACGCCGAGAAACCCGGTGTCATCAGCAAATGAAAGATGCCACCACAGCGCGGGTTCGCTTGTTTCTTTGGCCAGATACTCCGCGATGCGCTTTTGGCGTTCCTTGTCTTTCATGATTTGGGCTCTCCTGGGTACTGGCCTTGCTTGATCCGAGCCTTGCGCATAGCTTCCGTGCCCTTCCGATAGGATCGGATGCGTTCCAAAAGCTCGTAATAGGGCCCAGGAAGCGATACGGCTACCCAAGATGAGATCGCGCCTTCGACTTGAGCGAGTAGTCCGTCGACTCTGATTCGTTCATCAGCGAGTCCAAGCGAGTAATCCTGTGGTTGAATGTGATTGCGTGATTCGATACACGCACAAAGTACTTTCAGTTCCTCGGCGAGAGCATCACGTTGTGTCCTAGCCTCATCGCGCTCTTTGCGGAATATTTGTTCGCAAGAATGAGCGGCTTGCATCGATGCGAATGCCCCATCGAACTGCGCTCTGGCCTCATCGCGCTGTACCTTGACCGCTTCGCGTTCTTGACGCAGTTGTAGCGCCCGTTCCGAGTTGGCGCGAGAGTCCTTAGAAAGAGTGCTGACAGCGACGTCGAGCTGCTTCACGCGCACGCGGAGACGATTGATCTCCGCATCGCGCTCGGCAAGCAATTGAGCGTTGATCAACGGTTGATCGAGCCACGGCATCCGACGCCACTCTTCTTTCGTCTCGGGCTCTTCGCCTTCGGGCAAGAACACGAGCGTGTCGAATATGAGCCCATGGCTGTTGTGCTCGATGACCCAAGCGAGCAGCCGAGTATGGGATGGAAAGCTCGATCGCTTCGTGATGCACTCGCCGCCGGGATGTCCGTAGGCACCGCCGAGATCGGTTCCCTGCCACGGCATCTGATCGCCACAGCGAGAACAGGTGATCGTTCCCCTTTCAATGGACGAGGGCATGTTCACTCCAGAACTTGGTTGAAGCTTCGAGATCTTTGCAGCTCGGATCGCCGGGCTCTTGCGGTGTCAACGGGCCACCAAACGCTGTGAACAGGATGCAAGCGTGCTTGATCTTGCCGTTGTGGTCGCACATCGGGCAGCCTTCGTGCCCTGACTGGAGCCCGGGAATCGGGCCAGAGAAGATAGGGATCATCGGACAAGGTTCTTCGTGCGGCCCTGCGATCACGGTGACGAGCCGCGTCGTGCGAACGCCGAGTCGCTGTACGATGCGCGACTTCCACGCACGCGATCCACGCACGCCGTAGCTGACCTCAGACTCGGCGATCGGCTCGTCGCCCATGATCGGCCCGTAGAGCCCGCACGGCACCGAGCCCAGCTCTGGGGGCAACTCGATTGTCTCGATGAAGAACGAGTCACGAGTCGCGAATCGCTCGAAGATGTAAGCGATCTGAGCCTCGGTGAGCCCGTGGTCTAGATGCGATTCGGGATGGCGCTTCATTTCTTGGTGCTCCGCGATTTGTAGGTTGGGGCTCCGTAGACTGGCGGCTCTTGGATGGACCAACGTCGAGGAGACGCTGAATGGCCGAAGACTTCAGGCTTGGCGTCCTTCGCTCGCGCTAGTCCAGCCACTGCGATCAGCGCGAGCCCGAGCTGTTCGGCTTCGTCTGGGGTAAATGTCCCTTCGAATGAGGGTGTAACGGCATTCATCGTGAACATCGTGACTACGCGCTCGTTATCAAGCGAAACGGTCTCTTCGACGCCGATCTCAGCGCCATTATCGAGCCTAACGATTCGTTGAGCGCTCATCGGCGCTCCTTGCGGTAGTCATTGACGAACTTGTAGCCCTGTGCTGACGCGACGTCTTGATCAGGGGGATGCGCGACGACCTTGCAGCGAATCTCGTGGCCGTATGCATGGGGTAACGCGTGGGTCATGATGCTGTGCGCGCGATCGTCAGTCAGATCAAAACCGTCTTCGACCCACGTCTCGCTGACTTCGATCTCGACGGTCCACTTGAAGAATTTCATTTGCACGCCTCCTCGCAGCGCTCGCACGGATGGTGCAAGCAATGGATGTGGTGATCGGGCTTCGCGCAGCACGCTGCGCCCGCAGCCATCGGCGGATACTTGAATCCGCACGTGTGGCAGACGAGCCGCCAGTGCTTGGGCAAGATTCCGCACGTGTGCTCGTTTCTTGTTCTCACGTGCGAATCTTGATCATGAGCTGGGTTGATGCCGCGAGCGGCGCGCTGATGTCGTTGCTCCCCGGCCGTTCGCAGAGCTTCACGGAGATACACTTGCGTCGATCTGCCTGCCACAGACGCTGATCTTCGTGAATCCGCCATCTGGGTTTGGGCAGATGAAGACGCCGCACGTATTGTCGGGGAAGCTTGGTAGCGCGCACGCGCGCAGGGCATCTTCATCGGGCAAGAGCGCGCAGCACGGATCAATTGCAGTCGCGTCGAGCTTGCTGTCGATCGCAGCGTCGGGCTCTGAGCCAGATAGTACGCACTGCGATCCGTTGCATTCGCAGACGTGTCGCGACGTGCAAGGCAAAAAACCTGTGCAGCCAAGCTCGGCGCAGGTTTCAAGCTTGTTGTCGCCACATGCTTGCAGCGTGAGCACGATGAAGAACCACATCCATCGAATAAGCTTTTTGATGATCACGGTTGTCTCCTTTTGGGATCTAAACGCACTCGATGCAGCAGAGACCGCTGACGACGACCCCGAGCGCGCAATGGTCCATCGATACGCAGCATTCGTTTGGGTTGATCGCGGCGCACTCCGCGTTCGTCGTGCAAGAAATCGGGCTGTCGATCGGCGGCGCGTCTGGTACATGACTATCTGTTCGTCCATCCGAGCAGGCATCACATGGCAGCGCGTCGTAGTGGATCTCCTGTAGGTTGAACAGCTGATCGCACGCCGCGAGCGCAAACAGCAACCCAGCGTACGCCCAGAATGCGTACAGCCCAGTAACGCGCTTGAATCCGGCACGTGGCTTCATCGGTATTGACCCTTCGAGATCGTCAGGGCCATGTCGGCGATGTCTTCATAGATTTTGGCGGCGGGATACGCGACATCCTGTTGATGCTGTTGCTCCTCGGCTGTGCCGTGCAGTGGCACGCTGTTGATCAGCTTGGTTGCTTTGCCGCGCAGCATCCCAGCGAACGCGCGCCAGTCTTCTGATGGATGCCGGCTCATCTGAGTCTCCATGAAACATCGACGTTGTTGCGCTTGCCGAATCGCCGTGCGGCTTGCTCGGCACCTTTTGGTGTCTTACGAATCGCAACCCGCACGCCACTAGCGTTGCAGGGAAAGTACGCAAACACGTGATAGCGGAATCCCGCAGCGGCCTGTAGACGTTCGCCTCTCACGCGATCTCCCTTCGGCAAGCCTGACAGTAAGTCACGCCGTGCTCGATACACGGTCGCGGTGACTTGTCGGGAGGCAGGTACCGCGTGTCGCGCTCGAACTTGATTCGCGCTACGTGTGACGCACCGATGACTTTGCGCGTGTTGGCGTGCCGGCACTTCTCACCGGGGCCAACTTGGCAAGTCGGGCACTCGAGCGCCGCTTCGTGCTCGTTGCCCGCGTTCGCGGCGAGCTTGAGCAGCTTTTGGATCCTGTCGATGATCTTGCTCATGACTGCGCCTCGCTTTCGTTCGGCCGGTCCGCCATCTGCTCGGCGACCCACGCGAGCGACTCGACGTCGGCGAGCGCATAGCTCGCCGTGGTGATCTGGGTGCCGTTGCTGCGATCAGTGCCGCCGTAGTCGACCGTGCGGTAGGTGCCGCAATGCGAGCAGACGCTCGTGCAGCGGACCGAGCCGTGATCGCTGCCCCACACACCGGGGTTTTCCTTGACGCCGCCGACGACCGAATACGGCGAGCGCCAGTCGTGCTCGCGCTCGTCTGCGCAGTCTGGCTCCGTGGGGTCGATCGTGATCGTGTCCGTGTCCGTCTCGTCGATCAGGTCGTTGGTGACGCGGATCGTGATCCGAAAGGTCTCCTCGACGTCGCCGTAACAGCTAGCATCGTAGTCGGCGGTGGCGATTTCAAGTGCCTCAGCGGACGAGGAGGCCCACACGGTACGGTAATCGTTGCCCTCCTCGGACACGTCCCACTCGATTTCCTCATCAGAGTGCATCAGTATGTTGCGCGCCGCGACAACGGCCTTGTCGGCCGCAAGCGAGGCCAGGTAGGTCGGCGCAGTCTCGTCGTCGGCGTCTGCTGAGTCGTCCTCCTGCCACGCCTGCTCGGCGAGCTTGGCAGCCGCAACGGCGCACAGTAGAGCCGTCGCGAGCGGGCCGTTCGTGTGGATGGTGCTCACGACTGCCCCCTATGGTTGTCGACGAACGAGGTAACGACCTGTCCGCAGTTGTTTGCGATCTCGTCGGCGAGATTCGCGCATTCGATCGGTCCGACGGCGCCGGGGAGTTTGCGTTCGAGCACGGCGAGCGCTGAGGCTCGCATCGCCTCGGTGATTCGTTTGAGTAGATCGGAATTCATGGGGTGTTCCTTCGTTGGGTTTGACTTCGTCAGTGCGCCGGGGACCATCCGAACGCAGACCCGGCACGTTGCCGGGTTTCGTCGCTAGTTCGTGCCCTCCGCAGAACACCCCTGCACCACGGAGGGTGAAATAGCTGACGAAGTAGTAGCGCGAGCCATCGCGTCGATCACTTGCCACGCCTCGGCGAGCGCGAACACGTGACGAGCGACGAGCAGGGCTCGATCAAACGAAGTCTCGCCGGGCTCGAATGGGGCCGTAGCCAGCTCCGTGATTTCTTGCGCGGCGCGATTAGCTTGATCGACGGCTGCTGAGATCAGCCCGCTCGGCGATAGGTCTGTGACGATGACGGTAGGCATGGGGTGTGGTTCCTTGGTTGCTTGACGCTTGTAGCTCGCAGATCTGACAACTAGCCGAACGTGGCCGTGGTCGAGTTAGCGTGTGCTCGCCGTGCGCTCGCGCTCATCGGTGTTGCGCGATACGCACCACACGCGTATCCCGTGCGGTTAGTGGTCTGGTACCAATGACCTCCGGATCCTGCACGATGTCCGTACGCATCTAGAAACCGGACGTGCTTGATCGCTTCGCGCCATGCTTCACGGGCGCTACGCCGCGTAAAGCTGGCGACAAGTCGAGACACTCGATACACGTAGATTGTGATCATCGTAGAGATCCTTTCATCGAGGTACGGCGTTCTCATCAGTCAAGATCCAGCTCCACAAAGTCACAGAGCGAGTTGAGCAGTGCACGCAGCTCGTCAACGGCAACCTTGAGCGGCGCGTGCGCCTTTGGGCCGATCAGCTCGCGAAAGCCTTCGACGCGTGCCGCGACCTTGCTCAAATCCTTCACGCGGTTTGCAGCGGCTTCCGGCGACGCATCGGCGCGACGAGCGGCTAGCTCTTGCTCGGCCGTGCCAAGACAACTTTCGAGCGCTTTGCGCGCCGCTGCTTTGCCAGCGTCGGCTTTGTTGTTCTCGTACGCCTTGCGCACGGCGGCGATCTCGGCTGACAGCGTGCGAGCGATGCCATCGGCCATCCCCGCTTTGCTGGCCAGCTCTCCCACGCCGATACCGCGCCCGAGGAACGGCAATGCCGCGTTGACGAAGTTTCGAATCTTGGTGCAATGCTCATCTGACCCGGGGCAGTAGATGAAGCCATCAGACTTGACCGCGTAGAATTCATTGTGCAGCTTGCGCTTGAGCCACCCGAGCAAGTCACTCGCGGTGTAGCGCTCGCCGTCGATGCGCTCGTCAAACGCGGCAACCACGCGCTCACGTAGCTCCGTGGTCCCACCAACGAAGCGGATCTCGTCGTCGGCCGTCAGCTCGGCGATCAACTCCTTATCACCGGCTGAACCCAGCACAGCGGCATCATTCGGGCGATCCACGATCCATCGGCTCGCGACATCCGCCGGCCACGCCGTAGCGTGCTTCTTTTTGGCGGCACGTGTCCGCAACCCGCCGCCGTTGAGCGTTTGCATCACGGCGCCAAACTGCGCTTTGTTGCTCTTGACGCCTGGCGCTAGGTCGCGGAAACCGGCTTCAGTGAGCGCAGCGACGAGCGGCGCGCGTTCTTGCGATACGCCACGATGCGCATCGCCTGGGGCAATCACGATCCCCATGCCATCAGCAACGAGCCCAGCGATCAACATGCTACGCATCTCGTCGGAGCGCGTCTCGGCCGCACGCGTCTCGGCTCGGGCGATCTCCGTCGCATTTTGAGCCGTAGGCGTAGCCGTTGTTTTCCACAGCGCACGGCGTTGCGCGGCGGTCATGTCCATCGCGTTGACGCTCGGCGTGTGCGTGATGCCAACCCCGACAGGGAGTGTTGACTCGGGGATGATCGTCACGGTGAGCGCGTCGATCTGAGCCTGTGTGTAGTGGTAGGCCCTGCGAAGAATGCTCTTGTAGCTCTCGGCAGTCGCTTGCTTGACTCCATGCGCAAGCGCCGTCACGTAGCCTTGTGCCGTCGAGAAACCAACACCGCGAAGCTGGCCACCGGCCATCGATCCGAGCGTCGTACCCGCCGCGTTGCTCGCGCCTTCCGTCGCGATGCCGGTCAAGTCGCCGATGAGCGTCGAGCCCGAGCTAGTTGGCTCTTGCGCCGACTCGGCGGCAATCTCGACGGGCGCGGCAACATAGCCCGCTGATTGCGCTAGCGCCGCTAGGTAGCCCGACTCGGAGGGCAAGCTCACAGCCGGGGTAGGTGAAACCGGGCTAGCGCTGCCCACGTATTCCGACTCGGGGACTACAACGCACGCACGCTCACCATTGGCGCGCGTCGTGACGACTGCCGTCACGATCTGGTAGCTCACGCGCCCGCCCTTCGTAGTCACGCGTAGCCGTGAGCCTACGGTGGCCGGGCCCGTCGTGAGGGCATGGAATGCACCGCCACCGGCCGGGATCCAACGGGCCGCGAGCGGCGCGGGCTGTGCTACGGGCGCGAGTGCAGCGGCGACGGGAGCCGGGGTAGGAGCCGCGACGGCGACGGGCGCAGGGGCCGCGACGGGGCGCCCGAAGAACGCGAGCGCGCCAGGTTGCCCGAGCGCAGCCCCGAACGAGCCCCACAGGCGAGCCCACACGAGCGCGAGCACGGTGAGCGGCGTGGGCGCTACGGGTGCCGTGCAGCGCGCTTGCGCGGCGGCAAGTGCAGCGCGTACGGCGGCTTTGCCTGCACCCTCGGACTGTGCACGGATAGGCTCGATGATCTTGGCGATCTCGCTACGCGAGGTAGCGCCGTCGAGCATATCCACTGCGTTGCGAGCCCACGGGGGAAGCGGTAGGGCGTCCATTTCGAGATCGAGCACGTCGTCGGGAACGGGGGTGTTTGCGGTCGCCATGGGGTGTTTTCCTTCGTTCGGGGTGTTGTCGTCGGTCATGGGGGGCTGTGCTTTTTCCGTCTCACCAACCAACCCACCAACCGAAGTCAACTGTAGATCAGGGGTTATGTTAATGCAATCTTTTTCGACGGTCGGTGTGTAAGTATCGGATATCTATCCGAAAATAGTTACTTGCCCAAACCGATCCGATCCCCTACCATGGTTTACAGAATCATCCGAAATATCTGTAATAGTTTCCGAAAGTTATGAAATAGTTTCCGAATTCATCCGAGTTGTTTCGGATACTTACGAATCGACATCCGAAAGCCATCCGAAATGTCCAAAAACGCCCCGATCCAGGCTCGGATCTGACTCGGATCTGGCTCGGATCCAGCCCCCTATCTACTGATCCAAAAACCCCCAAAATCCCCCATCCGACTCGGATTTCGTAGCTCTCCAGCGAGCCGAATCCTCTCCAGCTAGCAACATCGTTTGAGGTCAAACTAATGCCGCGTTTCAGAAAAGGCGGGCTCTACTCCAGTCGCGATCCATCCGCCAGAACGATCGCCGTTCGACTCTCCGGGGACCTGTGTTCTGCCGTCGAAGAGGCGTGCTCCGCGCAGGGGATCACGGTCAGCGAATTCTTGCGCGAGATGATCCACGCGTGGTGCTACGGGCAATCGCAACTCCAGAGCCCGAGCGACGGCTACCGCCAAGCACGATCGATGGCGACACAACTCGCGAACGCCGCGATCAGCCGCGCGCTCGCGGATCTGCCGGATACGCCCGAGGGCGCGACGCAGATGCTCGGCGAATTCTACGGGCGGCGCAGTGGTTAGCGCCTGGCCCCAAGTCTTCGGGCTCATGCCGACGATACCGAGCCGCGCAGACTTCGTCACGCGTGCAACGCGGTTCTGGGCGGCACAAGACTACGAGGGCAAGATGCAGCTCGTGATCGAGGCGTCGAGCGAAACCATCCCAGCCAAACTCGACAGGATGATTGCCGAGCGCGCCGACGTCGAAGGCGCGATCTTCTTTCGATGGGACGACGATGACTATCACGGACCATCGCGCGTGCGCCGCCAAATCGCGGCGCTACTCGCCGATCCAATTGCAGAGGTTTGCGGCTTGCGGCCGGCGCTCTACTACCATCGAGCGCAAGCCAAGGTCCTGAGCTTCGTCACGCGATCATTCGACGCAACGATCGCATTTCGTCGCGCGTACTGGGCTCGCGGGCCGCGAGATGCCGAGCCCTGGCAAAGACTCGCGCGCCAACCAAAGGACACGATCGTAACGATTGACGGCGCGCTCGACTACGTCTGGGTTCGACACGGAATGAACTACTCACCCGATCCAGAGACGAACGATGCACGCTGGCGACCAACGACGGTCACCGCAGATGAGATCGAGCGCTTGCTAGCTAGCTAGCCAGCCTTGCGTGTGTATTTGATCGCAAGCCGCTCGCACTTCGGGCACTGCCTTGGCTTCAAGACGTAGACGTCAGCAACCGTTCCTGATGGGAGCTTGATCGCCCCAACAACAATCTCGATCGTCTCCCATGTGTGCCCGGCCGCGCATGTTGCAACACGCGGCATCAAGCACGCTCCGCGGGTTCGATCTCGTCGTGCGCCATCGTCAATACGGGAACGCCCAAGTAGATCCAAACGAGAAACAGCGCCAACATGATCGAAGCCTACAGCATCGATCCGACAATGCGCTATGTCGTGCCGATTGCGCCGAGATCGATGATGTCGAGGTACGCCACGCTAGAGCTGGCGTTGATCGTCGCCTCGACCGTTGGCTTGCCGTTGACGTCGACGTTCGCATCGACCCAGACATCATCGGATCCCGAGCGTGGCGTCGTGATCATCTTCGCGCGCGGTGCGTTCTTGTTGCCGACGCTGGCGCCCGAGTTGTCTGCGCACAGGATGTCGCGAGCTTGATCCTGCGTGAGCGGCGTGCCGGCCGGTATGGTTCCGATACCGTCATCCTTTGCACGAGCAATCTCTCGAAGCTCTCCGGCGAGGGCATCGGTCTGGAGCTGGGCGTTCGAGATCGTTACCGTGCCGCCTCCCTCCCCGTCCGATGTGATGAGGTAGCGGAGATGATCGTGGCCCTGGAAAACGAGTTGCGCGCTGATGCCCATAGTGATCTCCTTGTCTCCTTGAACGCTTGCGAGGTGCTTACGCGCCGATCCCGCCGATGAATTCTACGTCGACGTAGCCGATCTCGCCGCCGGTTGCCGCGCCTTTGTTGACGACGATCGTCGGATTGCCACCACCGTCGACGTTTGCATCGACGTCCCAATCGCCGGCACCGCGGCCCGTGACGATCAACGCAGCTCTTGGAGCCTTGTTGTTGCCGGCATTGGCGCCGAAATCATCGGCGCAGAGAATCGCGCGCGAATCGGCTTGCGTGAGCGGCGTGGCCGGCGGGAACAGCCCGAGCCCGTCGATCGCCGCGCGAACGATGGCGCGAAGCGGTCCGGCTTGCACGGCAGCGAGGAGCTGCGCGTTGCTGATGATCGTTTGCGCACCCCCCAAACCGGACCCGCATACGATCTTGAAACGGAGGTTGTTGTGCCCGGCGAACGCGAGTGAGGCGACTCCTGCGGTCATGACTACGCTCCAATCCCGTCGATGAAGTCGACGTCGAGGTAAGTGACACCATCTTCGGTGCCGGTGATGATGATCTCCGGGTTGGCGCTGCCGTCGACATTGACGTCAACCGAGAACCCGGCCGCGCTGCGCGGCGCGAGCTGAAGTCGCGCACGTGGAGCCTGACGACTACCGACGCTGGCGCCGGTATCGTCGGCGACGAGGATGTCGCGGCACTCGGCCTGCGTTAGCGCAAGCGGTGCGACCGTTCCGATGCCGTCGACACCTGCACGAGCGATCTCGTGGATCGGTCCGGCGAGCGCATCGGTCTGAAGATCCGGCGTCGCGCCGCCCGTACTCGGGATGGTCACGGTACCACCGGGGGCTGTTCGACCGCCCTCCGTCGTGATCTTGTAGCGCAAGTTGTTGTGGCCCTGATAGACGAGCACGGCGGTAGTGGGCATAGATTCAGGTTCTCCTTACGCGTTCTTCGCTTGGAGAATACGTTGAAAACCCAAGCCACGTCAAATGCTTCGACTGGCGTTCACTTGTGGATGTTGTTGCGCGTCCAATCGATCGCGGCTTTGCCGCCACCCGCAACGATGACCGCTGTGATGTCAGCGGGCCCGGGCCCCATCGGGCTCGACGTCGGGTAGCCCTTGAGCAAACCGCCGTCGGGATCTCCGCAGTACTGCCATCCCCACGGCGTCGGCATCGCCGCCGGATTCTGAAGCCTCCAGCCGATACGCTGATAAATCGTCGACGGGAGATCAGCTGCATAGTGAGCGACTTCGAGCAAGCCGCAGCCCATCGTCGCCTTCACGCCGCGCTCAGCAAGGTAGATGTTGCCGTAGAGCATTATCGATCGGCCAGTGACCGCACGGATCCTCGCGGCGAACGTCGAGACCGAGTCGATGATCTGTTGTGCGCTCGCGTTGGGCGGATTCTCCGCGCTCTCGACGTCGATCATCAATTGCAGATCCCCGGGGCCTTCACCGCCAGCCTCGGCGAGTAGCTGAAGCAGCTTGTTCGCCTGTAACAGCGGATCTTGATCGACGCGATGATAGTGATACGCCTGGCGGAAGAAATCGATGCCGTAGCGGGCTCCGGCAAGAATTCGTGCCGGCAGCCAGTGCTTGAGGAACCATTCTTTCTCGGACTGCCGCGGGTAGTACGTCCCCTCGGTGGCCTTCATCGAGATGCCGTGCCAGGGCGGGCCAGCGGCGACGAGCTTCGCGATGTCCACGACGGGCGACTTGGCATACACGTCGACGATCAGGGGATCTACGACCATGCTTCCATCCTAACACCGGCTCGCGCTATAACGCCGCCATGAAAATCGCAGCTCCGATCACCTTGTTCACCCTCATACTTCTGCTCTGCTTCGCCGCCGTTGCGGTCCCATCCTGCGGGAGCATCGACTGCAAAGATCCGAAGAACGGCAGCAACGCCAAGTGCGCCATCGAGAACGCAGTCATCGACTGCACGACGAAGACCGCGCAAGACTTCGTCGCGCAGCACGTCGGCGACGTCTCCAAGTTCTTTGGGCCCAACGGAATCGACTGGGCTGCAATCGAGCAAGCGCTCGTTAATCTCGTTCTACCCGAAGCGATCTGCGTGCTCGAAACGGCGTGGGATAGCTACTTTGCGACGATCGCCCCAACACCGACGCTCGCAGATGATCGTGCAGCTTCATGGGCACGCCGGCATGCCTCGGCTGACAAGGCAAAGAAGGACGCGCTCAGCGGCAAGCTCTGGCCTGGCAAGAAAGCTAGGCTCCGCTAACGAATCAACGAATTCGGCAGCTCTTGCCGTAGCGCGCTCGTTCATCGTCGAAGAATCGTTGCTCTGGCTTGAGCAAGCGAACGCCGCGCATCGCGTGCTCGGTGAGCTGCAACATGACCTCGGCATCGCGACAAGCCCCACGATCGAGCGCGCGGCGCAGCCCTTTGATACCGTCTCGAATCGACTGGTAGCACCGCGTCTGCGGCCCGATGTCACGCAGCCCGTGAGACATCGACGTCCACATGCGCTCGCGATTCTCTGAGCGTTGCTCGTGAGCCTGACGGATTAGCTTTACGATCTGGTTCGGGCTGACCCGCCTGTGGATGCGCGTGTAGATCTGCGCTAGCTTCTTGGCCGGCAGTGGTCGCGCCTCGCCCGCGTTCCACGCTTCAGCCCGGCGCGCGAATTCGACAGGCGACCGCGCCTCGCGCGCGATCATCATAGGGATCGAAGCAGTCACGCTGGCGGAATGGTAACAGTTAGCGGAACCTTGATCACAGCCGACGGGAGCACCGAAGTGATCGGCACAGCGCGCTTATGAGCCGTCATGAGGTCCGTGACGCTCGTTGCGGTCTTACCGATGACGTAGGACCCAAAAATGATCTGCGCGAAGCTCATCCACTGATCGGTGGCCATCTTGCCGAGAGCCGCCAAGATCGTCGCCGCGATGATGAGCGAGATCGCGAAGATCTCGCGAAATAGATCGGTCGCTACACTCATGTCGCGAGCGTATCACAGCTCGGGCGGCGGCAGTACGAGGCGCTCGGGCTCGGCTAGAACATCAATGACGTCGTCGTCGGCATCATCGTCCATCTCGTCGGTGCCGTCTGACTCGGGCAGGAAGCCCGAGCGATCGACGCGCCCGAGCACACGGCTATCTGATGCGCCGGCCACGACTGCGAGCCCGGCAAGGCCCGCGATCGTCACGCCACTCGCGATTAGCCGTTTCTTGGTGAACACGCGCTTGGCAAATGCGATCGGATCTTCGGGCTGAGGTTGAGTCAGCGGCGGCGGCGAGCGCACGGCGTTCGAATCGCGCGCGAGAATCTGATCGATGTAGCCCGTGAGCATGTCCGCGTGCTGAGCGATCCCGATGATCGTCTGCTCGGCTGGCGCGTAGATTAACGCGCCCAGATCGCGCAGCACGCCCGGATAGCCCTGTGCGATACGCGCGACGATCATCTGCAAGCCGAGCGCGACCGACGGTCCGATGATGCCGTCGATGACGATCGCCGTTTTGGGCGGCCCGGGAATCTGCGGGAGCAGCCGACTGAGCTGGAGCTGCAAAACTTTGTACGTGCTCACGACTTCAGGCGTGAGCGCCGTGCAGAGCACGATCCCAGATCGCAACTCGCAGGCAAAATCTTGATCGCGCGTGAACATCAATTTTAGCGCCAACTGGCGACAGCTGTACGCTGGTGCTTCTTTACGTGCGATGCAATGGCTGCGATTACGCCGACGACGAGAACCACGCCGCCCGCGTAGGGCGCCCACGATGGGAGCCCGAGCCCGAGAAAGCTCGTGGCCTTGTCAATCTTTGCCTTCGTAGCAGCCAAGATGATCCCGCGGGTTGCCGGGGGTTTCTTCGCAACTATGATCGTCGTCGGTGGTGGCGGCTGAACGGCCCCGAATCCGAGGGTATCAGCCGCCTGGCTGAGATTCGCCAGAAGCGCGGCGGCGTTCGCCGTCACATCTGCTGGGGTGTTGATCGCGCCCCAAAGCGTGGTGGCGTCTGCGCTGAGCTGCAACATCGCCGGATTCGGGCAGTTGTCGAATGAGGGGCATCCGGCCTGCACGATGTCGAGCGCCATGATCGCGCCGGCATAGGTATCAGGGCCGATGACGTCGTCGACGCCGATTCGGTCGAAGCCGATCATGGAGTCACCAGAGAAACGGTTGATCGCGTTCTGTAGATCAGCGGCTACGCCCATGCCCTGAAACTATCACAGAGACTCAGGCTTGCGGTAACCTACGGGAGATGACCTTCTCTCAGCGAGTCGAGGACTGGCGCCTGATCGCAGAGGCGTTTGCTGCTGACGCCCCAACTGATTTCTTGCTCGACTGGATAGCCAAGGAATCAGGTGGCAATCGCTGCAACCTGACGACGAGTGCAGGGTTCCCGGAGGTCGGCCTGCTCCAGCTCGATCCCGGGAACATGGCTCGTGCCGGCACCGACCAAGCTACACTACGCTCTGGCTGCTACGGTCAAACCGACAACGGCACGGCAGACGATCAGATTACTGCAATGTCAACCGGCGTCGACTACGTGAACGCGTTGAAGGCACTCGCGCATCAGAAGCTCAGCAGTGTCGGCGTCGACTGGGACGAGAGCACCGCCGACTTCTGGTCACTCGTTCGTTTGCTGCACGCAGCTGGTGAGAGCGCCGCCGACTCGTGGCTTGGGATCGCCGTCGCCAATCTTGGACGAGGCCCTCAGAGCTGGGACGAATTCATCGCGAATGGTTGCTGCGATGGACGCGGCCAAAACTACTTCAGCCACTGGACCGGCGTTGCCGCCGAGAACGGTACGTGGGGCGCGGGCTATATGAAGCCGTCTTCAGCGGCCGAAGCGATTTTCATGACGATTTTGGGGCTCGGGCTCGGGGCGCTCGCGGGGCGCTGGGCCGCGAAGCGCTATCTGCACTCGGTGTGATAGGCTTGGGCCATGAGCACCTCGCCCCTACCCAAACCACCACCGCCCGTCAAGCAACCGCTCCAGCCGATTCGATCAGGCAAGCAGGGCTGTTGCACGCGGCCGATCAAACGTTGATACTCAGCGCATGGCAAAGCGAAAGAAGCGTCGGAAGGGTACGAAGCGGGCTCGCCGTGGTGGTGGAGGCTCGCAGCGCGCGAAGTTCAAGAGTGCAGCAGCCACATGCCGCCGAAAAGTCGGAGAGAGCGGTGCTGTCGCCTTCTCGCCGAAGTCGTGGAGCATGTTCGGCAAGTGCATGAAGTCCGAGCTGTAGCAGTTCGCTAGAAATCTTCGACGTCGACATTCGGATCGGTGGGCTCATCCTCGGGCTCACCGAACGATTCGACGCTCGCGCGTTCTAGTGCCTCAGCTTCGATCTTGAGCAGCTCGCCAGTATCGCGCTCGTTGGGGGTAAAGCAGATCGGGCATAGGTGCTCGTCGAGCTGATGATCGCGGCTCGCAAACGCGCCCGAGATCGGCTTGCCGCACGCAGTCTTCGTGCCCTGGCGGCGATGCCAGAGCCCGTCAGGGCCGATCTTGATCTGATAGTTCACGAATCAGCATCGAGCTGCGAGGAGCGTGATCAACGTCGAAATGATCGCGACGATCGAGCTGACAATCGCTGCGAACTTGAGTTTGAGCTTGCGCTGCGCCTTACGCTCGTCGCTCGTATCGCGGATCTCGCTGATCGCCTTTTCCTTGCCGACGTCAATCTCGCTGATCGCGCGCTCCTTACCGACGTCGACTTGAGCCGCGAACGTCACGCGCTGGTGGTGTTCGAGTGTCTTGACGAGCGTCGGGAGGATGTCGAGCTTGCCGTTCACCTCAGCGACGGCTTCACGCATGTCGCCGACGTGGCCGCTCAACGCTTTTACGTCACCTTTGACGTCGGCGACGTTACCTTTGACCTCCGCAATATCGGTCTTCAATTCCGTGCGAACAGCGGCGATCTGCCCGCTAGTTTCCCTGCGCAGATCTTCGATGATGACCAACGTCGTGCTCGCGGTCTGCTTGATACCTCGTGCGCGAGCATCGAGATCTTCGTTGGACACCGTTCCGGGCGGCGCCGGCTTTGGGGTCAGGTCGTCATCCCACGAATCCGCGGCTGACTGCGCGCGTACGCTGGCCGGTGGGGTCTTCTCGGTACGTACATCTCGCTTGTCGGCCATTCGCCGATTCTAGCGCAAGTCAGCTGAGGGCTGTGATGCGGCATTGCGGGCACGGCATTCGCTTGACCCCATGATGAACATCAGCTCGATTTTGTACGAAGACGGCGTCGGGCACCTGAAGTACAGGCGCGCTCGTCGCGTCGTAGTTTTTGCCGCAGTAGGTACCGATCTCAATATGGAGCCGCACGCGGCCCGTTGATCGAATCACGTGGAGTGCACCGTCTCGATCGATTGCAGCAATCATGTTTGGGCTCCGTGGGCCATCATCAAAATCCACTGAATCTGATTGTTCGCGAGCGAGCCTTCAGCTTTGAACGAGCCGATGCCGCGCGATAGCACGAGCGTCGTCGGCGTCGCCGTGACGCCATACTTGTCGGCGAATGCCTGCACGTCGACGTTCGGGCTTGCTGCGTCATAAACCAAAACCGGGATCGCTCCTTGCGGGATCGGTTGGCCTTCCACGTAGACGACAAACGGGAAGCCCTGTTGCCGGAGCGCTTCGACCTCGACGAGAAACCGCGGCAGATAGCTTTCACACGCCGGACACTCGCCCATCGCGAAGATCGCGATCACCACGTGCTGACCGTTCAGCTCGATTTGACTCACGCTCCATGATCTAGCAGATTGCTCTGACAGCTAGCAGCACGGGGTGTCGGAGAGTTGTGATAGGAGCATTCAAGCCGATGAAGCTGACTCTCGTCACAGCCCTCTATGATCTCAGCAAGCGCGGTGCCGACAAGCATCGAACCATCGATTGGATGCTCGCGAATGGTAGCTTCGTCCTCGGGCAGCCCCATCACCTCGTGATCTTCACCGAGCCCGAGCTAGCCGATGAATTGAAGGCTCGGCGCGGCAATCGGCCGACGACGATCCTGACGCCGCCGATCGAGGTACTCGTTGATCCAGAGCGAACGGCAGCGATTTTTCGCGGACAAATCCAGCACAACGCAACACGCGACAAGGTCACGCCACACTACATCCACTTGATGTGGGCCAAGTACGGGATGCTTGAGCACGCATTCGAGCGCGTAGACGTACCGATGACTCATCTCGGCTGGATCGACTTCGCGATCACGCATGTCGCCAAGCTGCCGCCGGCCGACATCGACATTTTCGTGAATCCGCCAGAGCCGCCTCGTGTCCACATGCTTCGCTACTTCGACGCGAGTGATACAGCAAAGCCCGAATATCTGCACAACGTTCAAGGGCATCTTGCTGGCGGCCTCGTCGTCGGTCATGCCGGTCAGATGCATCAACTCGTGCGCGAATTCTGGCAAGCAGCGGACGCTGCAATTCTACATGGGCTCGCGCCGCTCGATGAGGGCTTGCTCTCTGCGATCGTTGCGCAAAGCCCGAAGCGCTACTCGTACAGCTGCGGCGACTACTGTGACATCTTGCAGAACCACGACACGATCCGAGGGGGGCGCGATCACATCCGGTGGATGTACGACGATGCCGTTCAGCGTGGGGGGCAAGCCCGAAAATGGGCGGTAGAGCTTGCGCGATCGACGGTCACGAAATCGCCGCCAACGGCAGCCGTAGCAAAGAATTCGCTGCTCGGGCTCGTAATGATCGTCAAAGACGAAGCTCACGGAATCCGTGAAACGCTTGCCTCGTTCGCGCACTTCATCGATCGGTGGACGATCCTGGACACAGGGAGCACTGACGGCACGCAAGCCATCATCCGTGAAGCGCTCGTTGGTATCCCCGGCGAGCTTCACGAAGAACCGTTCATCGACTTCGCGACGTCGCGGAACCGCGCGCTTGAGTTGCACAACAAGAAAACCACCTACACGATCATGCCGGACAGCGACGATCGCCTCGTCAACGGCTTGGCGCTGCGCGAGTTTCTTATCACCGACGATACATACCAAGCCCGCACCGACGCAGCGTACATGGTCAACCTGCGCCGCGGTGACCTATCGTATTTCTTGCCGCTCGTGTTGCGAGCTTCGGCCGGTTGGCGCTATCGCGGCGCCGTTCACGAGTATGTTGGCCCAGTCACGGGTGAGGGCTTTGCGTCGACGAAGATTCCCGAAGTTCAAATCGTCCAGGATCACGTACCACAGAGCCTCGAAGCTTCGCGCAAGCGCTGGGAGCGTGATCGGGTTCTGCTCATAGCCGAGCTGGCTATCAAGCCTGACGCCCCTCGCGCGTTGTTCTATGCAGGGCAGACTCACGAATGCCTCGGCTATCCAAAGACCGCGCTCGGCTTCTACAAGCGGCGCGTCGTCGTCGGTGGCTGGGCTGAAGAGACCTTCGAGAGCTACCTACGCATCGCGAAGATCTTGCAGGCACTTGACCAGCCGTGGCCGGAAATCCAGCAAGCATACCTTGATGCGCACGGCTTCGATCCCAAGCGTGCCGAGCCGCTGTTCAAGATCGCCGAGCACTGGTACGCCAAGCAAGTCCACGCGCTGTCATACCTGTTCGCTTCGCGCGCCGCCGAGCTACCGCGCCCGGCATCGGTGCTGTTCGTCGACGAGGAGGTCTACGCGTGGAAGGCCGCTGATACCGCGGCGATCAGCGGCTACTACCTCAACGATGCTAACGCGAAGGCTAAAGGCCGCGTGTTCGCCGAGCAGTGCGTGCGCGCCAAGCCAGGTGACGAGCGGCTTCGCGCTAACCGAGCATTTTATGCGCCGCCGGCTCGCGAGATGTTCGATGGTTACGAATCAAGGGTGATCGGCTTCGTCCCAGAGGAGTCATGGAGTGCCACCAACCCATCAATCTTCTACGATGGCGCTAGCTGGCGCTGCATCGTCCGCACGACGAACTACAAGATCGTCAACGGCCAATACTTGACTCCCAGCGACAATGTCATCTACACGCGCAACTTCATGTTGGAACTTGATGACAACCTCAACACGACGCGTGCCGTCGAGATGATCGACGCTACCGGCTTTCCGCGATCGAGCTATCCGGTTCACGGCTTCGAGGATTGCCGACTGTTCAAGCACGAGGGCAAGCTCTGCTTCACGGCGACGGTTTGCGATTTCGATCTCGAACGAGCCACCGAAGGCCCACGTGAGATCGTGCTCGGTGATCTAGATCGCGACTACAAGATCGTCGGCGCGACACCACTGCGCGGCCCGTGGAGCGATCGAGCACAAAAGAACTGGATGCCTCGAAGCGGCGACGGCGTTGATTGTCGGGCCGATCTCATCTACGCGCTGTCGCCTAATGGTGGGGTACAGCCGACCGTGTTCAATCTCAGCTTCGATCTCGATGGGGCCGATCTCGATGGGGCCACGATCACGGCAGACGCGACGAACTTTGATCACGGGCGGCTACGCGGCGGCTCGCAGCTCGTGCGCGTGCCCGAGGGCTGGCTCTGTATCGTTCATGATGTCTCGTGGCCAGGTACCGGGCGGATCTACCTGCATCGCTTCGTATTGCTCTCCGGTCACCACAAGATCCTTGCAATGACCGATCCGTTCTACTTCGATCGCAAGGGCGTCGAATTCTGCGCTGGGCTCGCCTACGACAGTAAGCGGCTCGTCGCGAGCTTTGGCGTTGAGGATCGTGAGGCACACTTCGGGATCTTCACGCTCGAAGCCGTGCGCGCCGCGCTTCGCGTTGACTATCAGATCTAACGCCCGCTTAAGAACTGCCAGCGGTTGAGGCCAACAGCAGGGTCACCGTTGTAGCGCAACCACAACGTCGTCTGCGGCGGCAGCGTGTAATCGACTATGCTGTCCGTAAGAATCCGATTCGCAGCGTTCGACAGCTCATCGTTACCGAAGCGTGTCGCTAGGCTACCCGGGATCTGGTTGATCGCGATCGTCTTCCCGTCATCGGCGGGCGTCATGTCGGCGCCGTTGTTCGTGATACCCGTGATGACGCTGCTTCCTGCGACGTCGACCATGTTGATCGTGACGAACGTGTTTTGCCCGAGCACACCAAAGTTGACGTTGTTGTAGATCGTGCCAATGCCCGTGTTGAATGTCTTTGTTGGGAGAATCGTGTCGAACAGCGGCCCAGCACCACCGCCAGCCGGACCCGTCGGGCCTGTCGAACCAGCACCCGTTGCGCCCGTCGCGCCCGTTGGTCCTGTCGGTCCTGTTGGACCTGTCGAGCCCGCTCCTGTTGGACCTGTCGGCCCAACAGAACCTGCACCGCCGGGCCCGGTTGGACCCGTGGCACCTGCACTGCAACAGCCTCCAGCTTCTATCGGTGATTGCATTACGCGCTCGGCGGTGTGGTGTCTGCTTGGCTTGGCATGTTCTTAGGAAAGTTATGAATTACTCGCCGACGCACGACCAACTGAAATCGTTGCAATTGCTCGCCACGCCGGCCAGCTTACAATTGAACGTCGGCGCCGATGCGCTGTCGACCACGATGATATACTGCCCGACGATCGTGTCGGTGTTGAGTTGGGCCCTGCACCACGAACGATTCGGAAACGCGACTGGATAAGTGAGCGTCACGGTCGTGAACGCGCCGACCCCCGTCACGTCGCCCGCGAGGCTTGTCGATCCAGACTGGATCGTCCCGTGATCGACGGTCGGTACGCCAGCCGACAGCTTGGGGCCCGCGCTCGGCGTGCTGCCGATTCCTATTTCGATCTGCGTTCGACCGAAATTAGAATTGTAGAATGTCAATGTCGATGCGACTGCGTTGTTGATATCGAACTGCGCGGCTGCTTGCCTCGTGTGGATCGCATTCGTCGGTGCCCCGCTGATGTCGATCGCGTTCGTGCCATTGCCCTCAGCGAAAAACGTGTTCCCCGCCGCGACGAACGATCCCGCCAAAAATGCGAAGCCGCTGTTCTGAAGCAGGTTTCCGCCTCCGTCGATCACGATGTCTCCTCCGAGTACATGGAGGCATTCGTTGACCTGACCACCACTGGCAGTGCATTCGATCGCTGTGTTGATCAGATCGTTTCCGCCCGCCGTGCGCGTCGATGTCACCTCGGCCGCGATTGCCCCGGAATGCTGGCTGTGCGTTGTCGTATCGGCAACAGCTGAGTCGCGGAGCACGAGCGCGAACAGATCGGCTGGAAACGCCGGCACGACGCCCTGAATTTCGATTCGGTTGACCTCACCGAATCCATATGCAGTGCTGGGGATCGCGAATGACTGCAACGTGGGACCGTTGATCAGCTCCTGGCTCGTCACGTCGCCGATCGCGACGGTCCTGACGCCGGCCGCGCCGCCGATCGTGAACGTCGAGCCGTTGTCTCTCGCGGCGGCGTCGCCGGCCACGTGTGCGCTCGTGAACTTCGCGATCGTGTTCGTGGTTCCAGTAATGTTGTTGTTGATGTTGTTGGGGATCGCGAGCGCGACCCATTTTCCGACCCCGGCGTCGTAGTGGAACGTGACCGATCCGAACGGAGGCACGGTCACCGTGGTGTTGTCGGGTAGGTACATCTGGTTCGCGGCCACCGAATTAGAATCGAGGCTGTGAAACGACATCGTTGCTGTGGTGCTGAAATTATGGATATGACGGACCTCACCATCACCGAGCGCGGCCATGCCGGAGATCGCCGTCGTGTTGCTCGCGTCCGGGATGATCTCGAAAATCGAGTGATCGGCCCACCCCGTCAGGGCGAGGTTGTTGTTGCTGCCCGCAGGCAGGACCTGCCCGTCCTCGCTGGGGTTCAGCTGGAGATCTTGGATCGTCGCTCGACGTTCAACAACGAGATCTGTCGTACGAAACGTTCCAGCCGGCCGCACGTCGTAATGACCGACAATCACGAACCCGCCGACTAGGACGACGATCGCCAAGATGATCCCTGGAACCGGAGAGAACAGCGCTTTGATCACGTGAGATCCTCGACGGTGAAGAGGAAAGTGTCACCGGCCACGGGAGCCGCAGTAAGTTTGAGCGTGAATTGCGTCGTAGTGTAGAGCGTCGGTGGTGCAGCCGCTTCGAGAATGTCGGTCGCTTCACCCATCGTGACTTGCACGTTGTAGTTCGCGCTCGCGCGCGGCAAGAAACCAGCGGCTGCGTTGATCACGATCGTGTCGGTGTCGCCGGGCTGGCGTGCGTAGCGAAAGACCTGCGGCGCAAGACCCAGTGGCCCAGTTGCGCCGGTTGGCCCTGTTGATCCCGTTGGACCTGTTGCACCGGTAGGCCCGGTATTGCCTGTCGAGCCCGTAGGCCCGGTTGCGCCAGTTGGCCCTGTTGATCCCGTTGGGCCCGTTGATCCTGTTGCGCCCGTTGGCCCTGTCGGGCCACCGGACGGGCCCGTCGGTCCCGTTGGGCCGCCGCTCGGGCCTGTAGGGCCTATCGCGCCCGTCGGGCACGGCTCGCAACAAGTACCGGCTTGATCGACTGTCTGCATGGCGGTTCAGTCGTAAGCGGTGAGCTGAAAGAGAACGGTTCCCGGAGCCGACATCGTCACGTAGAGGTTCGTGTAGTCGACATCTTCTAGCTCGGCGCACGGCCCGACGATCACAGGCGTGTTCGGCGAAATTGCTTGCGCCCGATCAACGGGCTGCTCCTGTAGATCGGTGGTCTGACTGATCGCTCGAATCGCGCCGACACGATAGTCAGCAACCTGCGACGCCATCATCATGATGTGGATGCGCTTGCGGCCGAACGTCGGGATCGCCGCGATGAGTCGCTCGGCGCCGACTGCTACGGGCGTGTGCGAACCGACTGTGCCTTGAACTTGAAGTGGAAAGCGCTTCTGTGGAGCATAGACGATCGGCGCCTTGAGGTAGAGGTAGAGGTGCAACCTCGGAAATAGGTTGTTGCCGTCAACATTGGTGCCGAAATTAACCCCAGCGCCGCCGGAAGCCGGGCGATACGTCTGCGGCAAAACTGTCGTCTCTTGGAGCTTTGGAAACTCGAACTGACTTTGATTCCCGGACCCGAAGTCATCAGCAAATGGGAACACGTACAACGAGCCGTCCACGACCTGTGAGAAAAGCGGATTGTCGGGTGCTCCCGGAAGATCTTTCTTACCTGGATTCGCGTTCTGCGTGAACATCAGCGGCGTATCGACCGATAGTCGATGCAGACGATTGGTGCGCAGCGAAGCCTGTGTCGCGAACGTCGGACTCTTCCCGAGGTTGAAGCTCACCCAGCAGCGATCGACCGTGCTCTGCGGGCCGATCGCGATTCCGGCGAGTGCTGTTGGAACAGAAACCTCCGTTGGACCATTTGGGGTTGCCGTGTCGACGCTCGTCGGGGGCCACTGCAAATTCTTGTAGTCGCCGGTTGGATCTCCGGGATCTCGAAAACCCCACTCGTTGAAGATCACTTCGTATAGATCGTGCCCGCGCGCGATAGCGTCTTTGATGCCAAATTCTGGATTGTTACTCCACGGCATCTACGCCCTCACCAATGCTTCGGGGAATGCCTCGGAGACAGAGATCGAAACTACTCCATCACCTCCGAGGCTAACAGCATAGATGCCCTGCTTGGGCGCAAGCACGAAGACTTCCGATCGATCTGACGGCAGCTGAAACTGTCCCGCTAGTCCGGCAGAAGCCTCGACGAGATCCGACGGCGAGAATGCTAGAAACACGAGTGCGGGCCCCACATTTCGCACGACGATCCGCAGCGGGTTTACCGTCGCGACGTAGAGCGTCGCCGGGTCTTTGAACCCGGAGATCGGTACGGCAACGGTGTTCATTAGAGACTCGCGCACTGTCAGACCTCCATGCTAGGGCTAGCGAGCATGCCTTTAGCGCGATTCAGAAGGCGGCGCGACGACGATCAGGAATCCCTGGAACATCCACGCGAGGCGCAGCGTGACGAGGTCGGAGAAGTTCGTGAACGCAAGCGCGTCCACGACGATCTGAAAGCTCTCCGCTCGCACGATCGTGTAGGGCTCGGCCCATTCCCACGTCTGCTCGGCCGTGCCTTTGGTCAGCAGCGGAAGCGCGGTCGGAGCCTTGGTCATCAGCTCGTTCTTGCCGAGGTCGGAGATCCGAACCCGCAAGAGCGATTGAAGGACCACCTGATCCGGCTGGTTGTCCAGCACGTCGCCGTTGGTGTCGAGCGCGATGCAGAATGGCTTGCAGCGATGGATCTCGAACGGCTTGTCGACGTTGTGCAGGAACGTCGCATCCGGGAACTGTTGGCCCACCTGGGCTGTCGTCATCGGAACTTCCCCGGCCATCTCGTAGGGAATCCGCATCGTGATCTTGCGACCAGCCCAGGAATCAGGAAGGCGACCCATTTTCTTTCTCCTAAACGCCGACGTTTACATTTGATGAAGGCGCGTTGATCCCGACACTATCACAATAGGAAGGACTCCTCATGGATCAGGACGATTACGTCAGTAGCTTCACGCGCCCCACCGTTGGACTCAAGGTCTACCTATCGCGCGGTCCATCGGGCTTGCCCGAGACCTTCGAGCGCAAGAGTGCCGATCGCGAGCTAGAGGTGTACCTCGGGCGCGTCAAGGTCAAGATCGCCATCGACAGCTTCATCAGGCGCATGTTGCTCGAACGCCGCCGCGAAGAATGGGGTGACGTGATCGAGCATCTCGCCGGGCTGACCAAGCTCGACGCCGAGATCGTGCCGCTCGATGCCGCCGTGGCGTTCTGGGCTCAGGTCAACCAGTCACGTGAAGCCGCGAGCCGAGCCAAAGCTCAGGCATAAGGAAATTACGGCTGCACGTGCGCGAACGGCTGCGCCCAAGTCTTGAGCGCCGCGAACGCCGCTTGCACAGCGATCTCGATGTCTTCTTGGGGCACAGCATAGGCCGCTTTGAAGAGGGCGATGCCTTCCTGCAAATTCGCGGTGGCCCAACGAGCTGCGACGGCATCAGGCAATCCGCTCTCGATCTTGTACGCCGTGAGCGCACGAAGAACGCCAGCTTCGAGATTCAACAGCTCCACGATCTTACTGGTAGAGCCGCGAACCAGTCCCGGTTGCGCCCGTCGCCGCTGCTGCGGTGATGTCGTACTCGTTGTCGACGGGCCGACCATCGGCTCCCGACAAGAAGTTGGCCCAGGTTCGAGCGGCACCGTCGCCAACCTTCATCTGGCCGGCTGTCCCGTTCGGTGGCGGCGTTCCCGCTGCCGACGTCACGGCGTCGACCTTGACGAACATACCGTCATCGACGTGAACACCAATACCCGTGTTGGCCGCGCCGGTCGTGCCGCAACTCAGAAGCTCCAGGACGCCGCTTCCGAGCGTGGCCGCGATCCCGTCGCGACCGCAGCCATAGACGTCGAGCTTGTTGAAGCGACCACGCGAGCCGTGGAAGCGAATGCCGTCGCCCGTTGCGCCCGGCGTGTTGCGGACGATGCAGTTGAGGAAGCCCATGAACGGCGTCGCCGTTGGGATGCCCGCACCGTAGCCTGGCAACGATGACAGGACCTCGATCGGATCACAGGCATCGAAGCATTGCACGCGAAAGCTCGGCAGGCTCGGCGCGATCGAGAAGATGCCTCCAGTGCAGGCGTCCATGAGCCCGGCTTGCACGGTGCAGTAGCCGCCGAGAAACGGCGTGCCGATGATCCAATCGCGCACGAGGCGGCTGATCGCTCGCGTCGCCATGTCGACGTTCGGGCTTTGCAGCTTGCACATCTGCACGGCGATCTCTCCGACGCCAACGCAGGCGAGCCCGGGATTCGCGAGGCCGCCCGTGTTCGTAACTTCGAGCCCACTGAACGAGAGCGAGTCGGTGTTGAAGGCTCGAAGCGATCCGGCGCCGCCACCACTCGGTACGATGCCCGGCGTGTTCGATCCCGAGATGTGAGCGCTCGGTTCCATGACCAGGATCGGCGTGGTGAGCGCCGTGTTCGTCGCGAGCAAGATTGAATTGTTGGTGCTCTCGATGATCACCGCGTTCTCACCACCACCGGTCGCACCGACGACGAATTTGCCCTTGAGCGCATTCGCGGCCCACGATGCGCGTGCAACGTTGAGCGTAAGTCTGATGAGCCCGGAGACTGCGACTGGAACGGCGGATAGGATATCGGCGCCGGCAATCGTTGCATCGGCGGGCGAGATCGCCGCCATGAGCTGAGGGATCGCTTGGATCCCGACCGCGGTGGCGAACAGGAACCACTGGCTGCCAACGTCGACGGCGATCGTCCGTGGCGTTTTCCAAGCCGGTAGCGTGTAGTCGGCCGGCAGGACTTCCGTGATGCCGGTGACGTCGACGATGTAGCGCACGCCCGGCGGCAGAATCTCCGGGACGTCGCGAACAGCACGTTGAAGTGTCAAATACGGCGTCGCGAGCGAGCCGTTGCCGGTCGCGTCCGAGCCGGTAATGCGCGCGTAGATGATGATGGTTCCCACCGAGAACGGCGGGGTCGGGACGCCACCGGCACCACCGCCGCCATCGGCGATAAACGGGTGCGGTGTGAGCGCGAGCGTAGCTACGTCGCCGAAGACGCGCTCGATCGAGTGCCAATACTCGACAAGCACGTCGACGTCGCCATCGCCGCTGACCGTGACGTTCGTAGCATCCGCAGTGATCACGAACCCGGACTTGGAGGCTTCGATGTGGTCGGGGATGACCGCGCGGCCATTCTGCACGATCAAGCCGTGTGGCAGAGAGACAGAGCCGCCACCGGGGGTGACGACGAAGTGCAGGATGTTTTTGAGTCTCGTTGCCATGGCCCTAGTAAATACTTGATCGCGCTTGCGATCAAGGAACTAGAAACGACAAAGGCGCCCCCGAAGGAGCGCCTCTTATGATTGCCGAGAGGTCGAATCGCGCGTTGCGATTAGACGACCGAGCGTCGGATCAGGCCGTAGAAGTAGACCTTCTCGTCGGCGAAGTTCAGGTCGTCACCAGCATCCGATGCGTCCTGGGCGATCTGCAACGCCGCTTCCGGTTGGAAGCTGAACGTGTAGCCGAGGTTCTCACGCATCCACACCGGCAGCACGAGCGCGTTGCGATCACGCGGGCTCGGGATGCCGTTCTGGGCGATCTCGAAGAACGCGTTGGTCGAGAACACCGCGAAGCCGTGACCCTGCGGATAGTCCTGGATCACACCCGACGTGTAGACCTTGCCGTTGTAGTTGTACTCCAGGAACGTCACGCGATCGACCTGGAACAACGTCACGAGCTGCGGAGGATCCGACAGCGCGCCATTGGTGTCCGGCAGCTGCGGATCGCTCTTGCCTTCGGCGGGCCGCATGACTCGCGTCATCTTGCAGCCGACGCCGTAGACGTACATCTCCCAGTCCTTCGGGAGACCCGCCGATCCCGCGCGCGGGATGTTCGTGTCGACACGCGTGCTCGTACGCGTGCCACCAGGGATCTGCTGCGATCGTCCGGCCGAGAACGCCTCGACGGGGCCGTTCTGCTGGTTGTTGAACTGGACCGTCGAGTAGAGCTTGTCGTCGATCCAATCCGAGATCTGGATCGTCTGCCCGTTGTCCATCGTGATCGTGGTTGTGCCTGGTGCTACGCCAACAGTTCCGCCTGCCATGACTCTCTCCTTGTGAAGACTTGGTTTTTGGCTCGCGTGGGAGTCGTCCCCCGCACGAGCAGTGAGCTTTGTCGATCTCGTTCAGTGAACGAGAGTGATCGGCCTAGTGATGCTGGCCGTAGAGCGTCGCGCCGTAGCGCGCCGAGAGCCCCGAGATGTTCGGGCCGCCCGCCGCGAGCTGCTGACCGAGCAGATTCACCGGAGGCCGAGCACCGCCACCGCGCGCTGCGCCGAAGCCCGAGACTTGCGGACCGGCAACGCCAGGGATCGTGCCTTGCGGATGGCTGGTTGCCGAAACCGACGGCAGTCCGAACTGGCCACCGTTGAGAGCACTGATCTGTGGCAGGCCCATCTGACCGTTGAGGGCGTTGATCATCGGCATGCCCATGCCCTTGACCGGCTGAGCTGGCGCCGATGGCGCGAACAGCACGCCTTCGAGCCACTTCAGGCCGCTCGCGAGGAACGCACCCGCGAACGCGCCCCACGATGCGTGACGTGTGGACTTCATCGCCCACAGCGCACCGCCACTCGCGAGCCCGACGAGGAAGCCGATCAGATCGGCATTCTGTTGCGCAGCGCTGCCCGGTGTGCCGCGTGACAGAGCCATCGAGGTGACGCTTGAGACGCCGCCGCCGATGAGCATGCCGTAGAGCGGGTTCATGCCGGGGTTCTCACCGAATTCGTTGAGGCCGAGCAGGTCGACGTTTCCGAGCAGCTTGGTGGTCATGAGATCTATCGCTCCTTCAGGGTTTTTTCGGGGCTGGGCAGCTGCCCTTGAACAGCCAGCCACTTCTTGTCTTCGCGCTCTTGCCGACGAAACAAAGGCGGGCCCCTCGTTTCGTCCTCGTATTGAAAACGCACTTGCACTCGCCGATGCCGAGCTGCTTTCGGCCGGATTCGCCCGAGCCCGAGAGCGTCATGATGCTCGGCATCGTGATCTCCTCAGTGCCAAGGCCAGCGCAGGCCCCGCCACATCATCATCGTGGTCTTGTCGATTCCCTCCTGCATGTTCGGCGGAAGGTTCGATGATCGGCCGTACGCCTGCGCGACCATCTGATGGATCTGCCGTTGCGGCCCGCCCCACGGACCGATGCCGGCAGCCGGGCCGTACGCACTTTGCTGTACAGCGACACCACCGCCCGGAACCGAAGAGTCGGCGAACCCCACCGGAGCGCTCGCTTGCATCTTGCGCATCCACGCGCGAGCCCGAACACCCGCCCACCAATTCCGCAGCCGCGGAAATAGTGGAGCACCGAGCCCGCGCAGCACCGGGCGATAGACGCCGGGGCCTGACAACGTCATGCCGCTCTGCGGGCCGGTCGTGAACGCATTCGCGACCATCTGAACGTCTTGTCCGGGGTTGTAGCCAACCATCGGCGAGAGAACGCTCGTGCGCATCACGCGATCGGGCCGCATGAAGTGCGAGCCGCCGCCGTGCCGAGGAACTGCGTCACCGAGAAGTGAAATCTGGTGCATGAACGCGAGCATGCAGATCTGGATCTCGCCGGGCAACTAAGTTGTTTAGTGATTCTCGCCAGTTAAATAGACGCTGTGCTAACAACTGCGATGACGATTAAAACTAAATCAGTGAAGTTACGTGCTGAGTGTCAGAGCAATCTGATAACGAATCCCCCGTGGGAAGACCGAAGATTCACGGTCGAAGTAAGCTACCAGAATATGTAGTTTGGTCGGGAATGCTTCAACGCTGTACAAACCCTAACAACTCCGGTTGGAAAAACTATGGTGGGCGAGGCATCAATGTTTGCGAGCGTTGGCGGTCGTTTGAAAACTTCTTTGCCGACATGGGAGTACGACCGAGCCCCGAATTTACAATTGATCGTTTCCCAAACAACAACGGTGACTACGAGCCCACAAACTGCCGTTGGGCGACGCGATTAGAGCAAGGTCGAAGCACCCGTCGAGTAAAACTCTCAGTTGAGCGTGTTCAAGAGATCTTTCTGTTATCAAAACAAGGCGCAAGTCTTCGATCAATTGCTCAACGCTTTGGAGTATCAGACTCTACTGTTAGCTCGGTTCTAAACGGGACAACTTGGTGTCCACCAGGACAACCAAGAAAACAACCAGGCTACAAAAAACTGATGCTAGTAATCGGTTCCAACACCGCACAGGCACTCGCGCCGCATACTATAGAGCATTCATGGGTGATGTTCGTTCAAGTGGCATCACCGGGCGGCGTCATCGGCCCAATCAAGATTGAAGGTGTGCGCGGGTCTCAAGTAAGCAAACGCTTGTTCGCAATCTCCGAGGACAATCCCTATCCAGCGTACTTGATCGGGCTCGTCGAAACGCCGACGCCCGCTGAGCATGCGCAAGCAATCTGCGAGCAGTACAGCACAAGTCATTTACATGACGGTTGGTTCGAACCGACGCCGGTCTTGCTGCAATTCATTCAGCATGTCGGGCAAAGCGCGCTCGCGAGCTTGATCGCAGCGACGCGGCCTGGCGGCGTGCCTGATGCTGTTGTCGGCATCGAAGAAATTGCTACTGTGCTTGATGTTTCAGTGCCGACGATTCGCAGACTTGTCACAGCCGGTGCGATCCCCCACTTTCGTGTCGGTCGTCAGCTGCGATTCGTCGTCGAAGATGTGCTTGCATCTATGAACCGCGGCTAGCTGTCAGAGCTGCGTGGTAGCCCTTAGATGTGGGGCCAACCCTCGTCGTCAATTGCCGTCGCGAGCCCTTTGACGTCTACATCGGACGAGGATCGATTTGGGGTAATAGGTTCGTGCACCTTGTAACAGGACGCCACCAAGGTGTGATCGGCGTTGCGACACGCGATGAAGCGATCGATCGCTACGCTGAGTGGATCCAAACACAGCCGCAGCTTCTCGCGTTGATTCACACGCTCCGTGGAAAGCGTCTCGGTTGCTACTGTCTGTACAACCAACGCTGTCACGGCGAAATCCTCGCGGATCTCGCTGACGGCCTTCGCTAGCTGCCAGACCTCGATGCTACGCCTCGAAAATGCGAATCAACGTCTACAGCCAAGAACTGACTAGCGAGGTCATCCGGATGCCGCATTCGCAGAGTCGTCGTGAGGAAATGGCAAAGGCGTTCGAGCAGATCGCTAAGCTGTTCCGCACTGAAGGGAGGTAGGGATGGGCCACATCGTCATCAATGGTAACGAGATCCCCTGCCTCGACCACGGATACGTGGCTCTCGTCGACGTGATGGGCGACGACCGCACGCCGGCTCAGACCGCGCGCACGAGCTTCCGCAATCGCAAGGAGCGAACGGCCGAAGAGGACGCCAAGCTCACAGACTACTTGATCCGCAATCGCCACAACACGCCGCTCGAATTTGTGAACCTGCGTTTCTATATGAAGATGCCGATCTTCGTCGCGCGTCAGCTCGTGCGCCACCGGATGGCGAGCATCAACGAGATCAGTTATCGCTACGTGCAAGCTGCGCGCGAATTCTACGTACCAACGTCCGATCGCATGCAGCGAAAGGCCGAGACGAACAAGCAGGGCTCATCAGAGGAGATCGTCGACGATCCGCTCATGTGTAACCGGTTGATGGTCGCCGTCGGGCACCAAGCGTTCGACGCGTACGAGAAGCTCCTCGCACACGGGCTTGCCCCAGAGATCGCGCGTAGCGTATTGCCGCTCGGCACGTACACCGAGTGGTACTGGGCCGCTGATCTCCACAACACGCTCCACATGCTGAGCTTGCGGCTCGACCCACACGCGCAGTACGAGATCCGCGTCTACGCCGAGGCGATGTTGAATCTCCTCAAGCCGATCTTTCCGACGATCATCAGCTCTTGGGGGAAAATCCGTGGCTAAGGATCGTTCGGCGATCGTTGAGCTTCAACCGGCAGACAAGCAGGTTGAGCGCACGCGAACTTGGTACCGCCGCCGAAAGAAGTTGGCGATTCCTGAAAACCTACGATGGCTAGAAGAATGATCATTCACAAGAATCGACCAAAATCAGAGCCCGACACGTTTCGCATCAGTGGCAAGCCTCCAACAGAAGAGGCGGTTGATCATCCCGCGCACTACGGCGGCGAGAACAATCCGTACGAAGCGATCAAGGTGATCGAGGCGCTCGGTCTCGGATTCAATCTCGGAAACGCTTTCAAGTACATCGCGCGAGCGGGCAAGAAAGATCCCGCGAAAGCCCTCGAAGACTTGAAAAAGGGGGCGTGGTATTTGAATCGAGAAATAGAGAACAGATCGAAAAAATGAGCGAGCGCTACAAGCCGAAGGATCTCCTCCGAGCACGCGGCACGAGCCCCGTGAAGACTCAACCCAAGCCAACGGCGATCGACTATCACCAACAGCTACTACGAAAACGAACAGCTGAGCGGATCGGTGGAAGCCCCGTCGAGTGCAGTCACGGCGTGCCGTGGGTCGACTGCACGATCTGCTCGAAACCGATCAAGCGCTAGCGACGGCGCTTTTTCTTGCCGCCGAGATGCTTCGCGAGGAACCAAGCACCCGTGCCGAGCGCCGCGACGATGCCGAGCTTGGGAACCCAGCCCCATGTATCTGGGAACACGCCCGCGAGAGCTGGATATGGACGGAGACCTGGAGGATGCTTCCAACCGATCTTCCTATCAGACCCCCAGACGGTTCCCCCGCCGAGCGAGCTGACGAAGCGCTTGAGCGGCGGATCGACCATCGTGATCCCGAGACCTGCAAGCCCGCGACGGTCGCTCGTTCCGGGGCCGAACGTCCCGAACACCGTCGGGTTGAGGGGCTGAACAGTCGTCTGCATCACGCCCTCGGGCATCACGAGATTCCGGTTGAGGTTGTAGTTGACGGTGGGATCTGGCGAGAACTGCCAGTCAGGAATGATGCCGAGCGAGATCATGGTTAGCCCTTCCTTTTCTTGCGGCGCGGTGGGCGTACGATCACGCCAGTCATTCGACGATTGTACTCAGCGTATTCGCTGATATCGGGTCGTGCAAAAGAGATAGCCGCCGACGCCGCATCCCGCATTGCACGAGGATCATCAACGGCGATTCGCCGATCGTGAGCACTGCGTGCACCTCCGCTGGGATTTCGAACGTAGACAATCTCGCAACGCTCGCCCTTCACAGTCGGGCAGATCTTCACCCTGTACTGATCCGTTCGATCGTTCCACGCGACGTCCATCTTAAGCCGCCCGCTGATAAAACGTTTCGCCATAGCTCAAGCCCTCTTCGGTTTGCCGTAGCCTTCAGCCAGGGCGATGGTTGGAACGATCACCGGGAACAACCCACCGAGGATGAACCACAAAATCCCCCACCCGATCGACTTGTTGCGACGGTAGCCGTGGAAGCCGCTGACCGCCGCTGACGCCGTTGCGAGGTAGGCGAGCCACGGAATCTTTGGCGGCATCGGAACAGGCGGCATCGCAGCCGGATCGATCAACGAAGGATCGTCGCTGAGCCCGATGAGAGTGATCACAGCGTCATCCTACACCAAAACGCTATGCGTCAAAATCTGTGATCCGGCCGACCGGCATCTCGACGCCGAAGTTGTTCTTACCGGGCAAGGTCGAATCGAGCGCGAGCCATTTCGTCGGCGCGACCTTGGGCAAGCCCGCCACCGCGTAGATGTGCGAATCTTCCCCGCGCCGTGTCTCGGCGACCACGCGCAAGCGCGGCGTGATGCCGTTGAGTGCGAGCAGCGTCGCCGAAAGCGCAGAGTGATCGTCGCAGTCGCCACCACGAAATTCGTTGGTGCGCTTGGGGCTCTGGAACAGATCGATACCTTCGACGGGACCGTTGCGGCCAAACTTCACCGGAGCGATGTCGCCCGTGTAGCGCACACGACCCTTGACGTAGTCATAGACGGCCTTGGCTTCGCACGTCCCATCACGCTCGGGACAGTGCTGCGTGATCCCGAGCGCGAGCTTACGCATCTGCGGATCCTGCACGCCTTTGTAGACGAGATCTTGGATCGACGCGACGCGCTCCTCGATCGGCATCAGGGCCGAGCGCCGATGCTCCGTCCGCATGCCGCCTGATTCAGTAGACCCAACGAGCGGCGCGGGCGAGTAGCGCTTGGTGACGAGCCGATACTTCGGCTTGAACAGCCCCAAGCCCGCGAGCTGCCGCTGGCGCCGGCCAAAATAGACCAAACCGCCGATGATCGCGATGGCGCCGACCGCGATGCCGAGGCGCTTCTTGTTCCGAGACGTCATCGTGGCTCTAGCCTATCACGCGCGCTTGTGGTGGCTGAAGATGAGAGCGAGCGTACCGAGTAACGCGAGGCCAGTCGGGACGTACCAATAACGAGCCGCTACTTCTGGAAGGGAAACACCCATACCGGATTTGCACTCGTTCGACCAGCACCACCACGGTCGCGGCGCCATGCAGCCGTCGCCTGTGGGCGTAGGGATCATTCCAGAAGGACACGTCATCGTCGACGGCGGTGTCATCGTCGACTGAGCGCCAGCGGTCGGTGGCGGGCACAGGCTGATGTCCTGCGCTGAGCTTCCATCTGGACACAAAACGAAAGACGCCGGTTGTTGATCCTGTGGCAACGGCGGTGGTGGTGGCTGATAGATCGGCACTACGAGCGGCGGCGGCGTGGCAATCAGTGTCGAGGGATCAACGCCGAGATACGACGCGTAGCTCTGTACGAGCGCCTCTACGTTCGCTGCGATCCAATCAGCATTGACGCTGACGTCGAACAGCGCGAACTGCGGGATCCCGGTGTTCGCCATAAACAGGATCGCGTTGATGGTCGTCTGTCCGATGTTGCCGTCGACACTGATCGACGGAAAGCTCTGACCTGCTGGAAGATTTGCAGCAACTGCCAGGTTGAGCAGCACTTGAAGCTGCTGGACGCAGTAGCCTGGCGTGCACGCGTAGCTCGGTGGCGGGGCGTAGCTCGTCGACGGTACGAGCGCGCTCGTACTTTGTGAAGCAGCCGCACGCGTTGGAAATGATCTCGTCGGCAATAGCGCTGTAGCCGGATCTGATGGATCTGCTGTGCCGCCTGGTGCCATCCCGAGGCTCGTAATCGAGAGCATGTTGCGAGCCTATCACGAGCACCGTGAAGCTCGCAGGCGTCTCGTACTTGGGATAGGGTAGGCTCATGCTCTCGTTCTCGCTCTTGGGGGCGCTACCTACCGATGCGATCTCGCTCATCGCCCATCAGGCGACGTTTCTTCCGGCACGGCAGCCACTGACACCCGGCATGTGCTCGGCAGACGGGCAATTCATTTGGAACGGTCCTGACCCCGGCGGCTACTGGTCGCGGCTCGTAGCAGGTCAGCAATGCACGAGCCTCTCGACAGTTGGCCCAACGGTTCAGACGGAGCCCCAAGGCGGTATCGGTCCGACGTTGTGTTATGCGCGCGGGACCCACGACATCGTCGAGTGCCCACCTACGGATCCCAACGCCCCCGCGAACGTGCCAAAGCCCGTCGATTCAAAACCGATGAAGATGATCCAGGTCGGGCCGTTCACGATTCCCTATCAGGCGCAGCAATTCACGATCCACTGGAGCACTGCTCTGCCGTCGGACTGGCAGACCTTCATCAACAAAGAGCTAGCGCACGACTGCGACAACTGCGTCGTCAGCTCGATGAAGGACGCGAGCGACATCCCCTACCTGAAAGATTTTCTCGGCGGGGGCATGCCGGCACAGTTCAACCAAGATTTCGTCGTCGGTGCGAAGGGCACGATCCACGGACAGTTCACCGGTCAGATCACTGTCACCCCGGACACGGATCTGTCGAGCTACAACCCGATCGTCCTGACTCAGCACCCGGATACTGGCGAAGACTTCGGCATCTACATGGCGCTCGGTGTTCAAGATCTATCGCGCCCCTACGACGCAAAGACCAACCCTGCGGTCCTACAACTCCTGTGGCGAAAAGTTGAGCGGACCTGGTACGCCGCAGCGTGGAATTGGATCAAGCACATTGTCGCCAAGATCATTGAGATCGGCGGCGAGCTGATCTGCGGCTACGTCTGTACGCCAGATGCCGTCGACAAAGCCGTCAAAGCGGCGATGGCCAGCAAGAATCCGTACGCCGTGGCTGGAGCTGTGATCGGTTCTGCCATCGCCGTCGGAAACTGCACGTGTCCGCTTCCGCCGTTGGTGCCCGTCGTGCCGCCGCCGGCAAGCTACACGGGGTGGATCATCGCCGGGCTCGTTGCAGTAGGCGTCATCGGCGCAGTCGTATACCGGCAGTCATGATAGGGTAGCCCCATGCTCGCTTTCTCGTTGCTCAGCGGCCCGCTCACTGTTCGCCTGCTTGGGAACGCGTCCATCGGGTTTCGTGGTGTTCTCGGTAGCCTCGGCGCCGATGTCGATCAGAATGCCGGAGATGGGAGTAGCTGTCCCACAGAAGAACCCGTGTGGAGCGACTTCTATGGATCATGCGTCGTCGCCTGCCCCGCGGGGCAGACATACGACAACAGCGGCAACTGTGTCGGCGGCGGCGGTGGTGGAGCACAGCCATCACAACCATCCAGCGGCGGATCATGGTGGTCACAGGCGATCACGGCGTTCACGAAGGGCGCGGCGCAGGGCGCACTCGCACCCAAGACGCCCACGCCGACGTACCCGAAGCCGATCGCCGTCGCGCCCTGGTACACGCAGTGGTGGGGCATCGGTGCGATTGCCGTCGGTGTACTCGGCGCCGGAGCGCTAATCTTGAGCCCAAAGAAGTCGACTGCTGTTGCGGGGCATCGTCGCAGGTAGGAAGCCATGGGACTTTCACATCCCTACAACTATGAGCCGCTCTGGCAGGCACGCCGTGCAGAGCTTCGCGAAGCGCGCGAGCTTCACAACCGGACGCTCGGCGACGCCGCCAGCACCATCAGTCAGGCGATCAACGTCATCAACGATTCGGGTGAGTATCTGGGAACGATCCAGCACATCCTTGAAGATCCAGATCTGCCGGGGTTGATCCAACGTGTCGAGACGCTTCGCTCGTTCGAGCCTCCCGCGGATCCGTACGCGCCTGATTCGGGGCCGGGACCGGGCATCGGGCTGCACCAATTTCTCGGGCCGTTCGATCTCTATCTCAAGATGAAGCAGTATCCGATTCTCCCGTGGCTCGCTGTCGCTGGGATCCTGACGCTGATCGGCGGTGTCGGTTATGCCATCGGAAAGCGTCGAGGATAGATGCTAGCAATTTCTCTAACACCCTACGTCGGCGTGGCCCCGAGCACGACGACGATGGCACTCGGTGCCGCAGAACGCCGCAAAATGTGGTGGAACCCGTACGTAGATCTTCCGACCCTTCGCGGGCTAGGTCAGACGAAGACTCGTTGGGATCTGTTCGCGCTCGCGTTCGGTGCCTCGCTTGCGAGCGCCGTCGGTTACGCGTACTGGCGCGGTCGCAAGTAGTTCGCGATGCGGATCGTTCAAGCTGATCTCGATCACAAGCAGCTCCAGCGTCTCAAAGCTCGAACCTGACATGAAGCCGGACAATCTAGTAGTCTGGACACGTGATCGCAACCCCGAGCCTCGTTTTCACGACTGGGGTTGATCCGTTCCAGCTGCTGATCAACGTCGGTACGTGCTCGGTAGCCGGGCATGCTGCGCTCGGACTCGGCGATCAGCTGCTCCATGCTTACGAAGACGGCGTCAAGCTCGAACCGCGCAGCACGTGGTTGGGCCGAGACCGCCAGCGGCTCATCGCCGAATTCTTGATCCTGCCCGACGTCGGCGACGGAATCGACTTCGCGTTGTCACAAGTCGGCAAAGGCTACGACGCGAGCGGTGTGGTTCGAGCAGCGATCTCGCGCCTCTTGCGATTGACGCTGTCACCGATCCAATATCTCGGGCCCGCATCGATGAAGAAGCACACGTGCGCGGCGTTTGTCATGCTGATCGACCCCTATGGCCGGCGAATTCCCGAGTGGAGCGGCTTCGATCGCGCGACAATCGTACCAGGCGACCTGTTAGCCGCAGCGGCTATCGGGCCGAGCTTTCAGCGAGTCGCTTAGCTCTTGTGATAGGCTCAGCTCGATGCTTGGAGTGATCCTCACGCCCTACCCCGAGATCGCCCAGGCGCGCGGCGGCCAAGGCAACTATCTCGAACCCTACGATCCGTACTACAACCAGCGCGGCGAGCGCGGTTGGTACCACGATACGCAGCTCGGGGACATCCCGACCGATGCTGAGCTAGCTACGGCCTACGGCTATACGCCGGTCAACTCGGGCTGGATCAACGCACGCGAAGGCTACATTACCGGCCCGTGGCGCGGCGGTTGGGATCCGGCTGGCGCGTACGGCCCGCCGACGAGCCTCTCTGGTCTCGGTCAGGCACCACTTGATCCTGCAAATGCCGCTGCTGCTGCCGTCGTCGCGCTCCAAGATCAGCAGAGCCGGGCGTTCAAGTTGATGATCATCTCGACGTCGGCCATCGCGATCTCCGCGTTGCTCGCAGCGTGGCGAACGGCGCGCGAGATCCGCAAAGACGCTAAAAGGATTCATCGAGATGCGGCGAAGATCGAACACGAAGTCGAGAAGCCGCTTCGCCAGGCGCCAATCCCTACCTATCGAACGAGCGCCGACGTGCTCTCGCGCAAGAACGGATCGGGATGGCGGCTCGTGGGCTGGACCGTCGCGCGCACGCTGCTCATCGCGCCGCCGATGCTCGTTGTCGGTGTGCCGGGCAAGCAGGCGTGGCTCGGTGCGGGTCTGGCTTCGGGACTGATCTCGACGCTCGCGCTGCTCAGAATCTTCGATGCCGGAAAGAGTGGGCTCGGCGGGCGATCGACGCGAAGCCTGAAGCGTCGCTACGCACGTTGATCGCGCGAGCCGTGTTTCAGCAGGTGAACGCCAAACGCGAGCATCAGAATCGGCCAAACGAGTGCAAGCGCGGCTGCCGCAACGAGATCGCGCGATAGCCACCAACCCCAGTAAACGTGCCACAAGGTCGCGAGTACGCCGATGAAGGCGAACCCGGAGACGATAAGGTAGGCCGTGAGTCCCAGGGCGATTTCGCCAACCCAGTAACAGATCGCACACGCGATAGCTAACTGAACAACGTATCGAGCAATCTGCATGCTCGTCTTTTAGCAGGCTGCTCTGTCAGTTCGTAGAGATCTCGCTTCGTCGCCAATCCGGTAGATCACGCGGGCTCGGCGGTCGTGATTTGCGGTTTGGCCTCGTCCTCGTCTTCGTCTTCGTCGTCTTCGTCGTCTTCACCATCCTCTTCGGTACCTATGCTCATCAGCAGCTTGGTGACGTCATCACGATACGCCTGCGGCGCGTCAGGCAACAGCACGTCGATGAAGTCCGGGACCATGCCCTGAATCAGAAGATCGATCATCGCTGGAATCGGGATCTGGTTCTCCATGATGTAGAGCGCGGCCTGATGGACTGCCATCGCTGTTTGCTCGGGCACGACGCCATCGGGCATTTTTGAATTCTTTGGATCCATTCGTGGCGGATCCATCGACAGCGATTCGATCAATCGATCGACGCCACTACGCAGCTCGATGACCTTGGGCAAGAGCACACCGAACCATTCGACATCGGTACGGCCTTTGATTTTGCGCTGCGGATCATAGCCCGTTGCGACTACAGCAACCGGTATTGGTGCGACCGCTGCGATCGGTGCTCCATTGAGGCCGCCGCTCGGCGCGACCGGCGCAGAAGTTCGTGGCTGCTTCGGCGTGGCCCACGGTGGACGCGATGAAGCTGCGTGCCCCGCACCGTTGCCGTTGACCGGAACTGGCGCAGCTTGAATCGACGGCTGCGCGCCCGGCGGCGTTGCGCCGACGAACGTTCCGTCTTGGCGCTGCGCGACAGCGCCGCTCTGTTTGATCGTCGCTTCAACGCGTGCCATCTCAGCGAGGCGATCGTTCTGCGACTTGATCACGTCGGCTTGTGCGCGAGCCATCTCGGCTTGCGTGTGGAACCCAGCAACGGCTTCCTTGGTCTTGCCGCCCGTGTACTTCTCGACCATCTCCTTGACGCCGCCGCCGATGTCACGCACGAGACCGATCACTTCGTTGCCGCCGCCCTGGTTGAGCTGCGCCGCGGTCTCGATCAGCGTGCGCTGGATCTGAAACATGTCCTGCCACGCGCGATTCATCTGGCTCTGAACTTGATCGGCGCCATTCGAGCTGTCCTTCACGATCTGAAGCAGATCCTGTGGGCGCATGATGTTGGCCTGCACGCGCTCCATCTGCGCTTGGTTGCTGCGACCCATCTCCTTCATCGCCTCGACCTGTGCGCGCATTTGTTCTTGGAACATCATCACGACAGGATCGGGGCCGGCTTTGGCCGTCTCGCGCATGAGCAGCTCGTAGCGCGCGTTCGCGGCTTCGATTTGTCGACGCGTTTCTTCTTGGTTCGTGCGGATCAACTCGCGAAGCTCTTGCTCGCGCCGCTGGCGCTCGGAGTCAGCAAGCGCGTTTCGCATCTGCTCTTGGAGCATGCGATTCTGTTCACGGAGCTGTTCGATCGCGGGATCGTGCGTCGGCTGAGCCTTCACCAAATTCTGGCCCATCTGCTGGATGAGCTGTTGCAGCTCGGCGAACCGGCGATCGGACTCGGCCTTCATCTCGGCCGCGCGGCGCTCGAATTCGCGCTGTGCCGTTTGCTCGCGAGCTTGCGCGAGCTGCGCTTGCGTCTGTTCGAGCATGGCTTCGAGCCGTCGACGATCAGCATCAACCGCTGGGTTGTAGGACTGGAAAGAGGGCTGTGCTTGAGGCATGTAACCCGGCTGCGGCTGCGGCATCGGTGGGAAGTAGCCGCCTTGTGGTTGCTGCTGCTGGTAGTACGACGCTGGAGGCAAAATCGCACCCCCGTTGAACTGTGCCATGGGCCTTGCCTGTTGCTGAGTTGTGATCGGAGCAGGGATAGCCGAGCTTGACGCGAGCAGCGGCGGGATGCGCTCGGGGAAGTCATGCGGGTTGTAGAATGCCGGCCACTCCATCATCTGGGAAGGTACCGACGAATCGACGATCGTGATCGCGTACTGGCCGCCACCCGACCACTCGTTGACGAGCCACTTCTCGGCGTCGCGGACCTGCTCTTTTGACCACCCCGTGCCCGGTGGATCGCCGTTCTCGGAGGGCGGGAGCGGGATCTCGTGGCGCATGTTGCCGCGAATCTTCTCGATTCGGATGGTGAACGGCTCGGCCATGGCTTCGAGCTTCGAGAGATCGAACTTCGGGGGCGGCTTGATCATCTTGGACACGTGCGCCAACGTAGACGACTCAGATTTGATGGGCAAGAATCCCGGTTTTTTATTTGCCCAAGGTAACTGACCGCCTTACAAGCGTTATCGATGCCAAAGAAGATCCTTCCAACCGTCGGGCCAGTCCTCACCGACTTCCCGGATCGTACTTTCGAACGTAAGCAGGGGTGCTGGAACTGCAAGGGGTGGTCTCACGAGCTTGGCAAAAAGCACTGGTCCGACCGACGCCAGAAAGATCTGGAAGTCGGCTTATCCCTTGCGCTTTCCAGTCCTCTCGGCGAAGACGACCCGAAGGTGAAGGGCATTCGGAGAATGATAAACCATGTCGATCACGGAGTCGCCTCCAAGAGCCTCGGGATGTGCCTCGGGCACGGTGTCGACCGAAACGGAGATCCAGTAGGCGATCTTGTAATGTCCACGTATCTTTGCGAAAAGTGGAACGGCGCCCAAGGCGCGTCGGTCGCGCGTGGCGGCGAAGCGCCGGATCTGCTCCCAGCCGAGCTTGAAGACAAGCTCGAACAAAGCTGATGTCGATCTTCATCTACATGCTTGTAACTCCAGCCCTTTACTACCTGGGCTCGCGAGCGATGATCACGAGCTGGCTCTGGCTGAGGTATCCAGCCCGGCTCTCGCTGTTCATGGATTGCTCTGCGTGTTCAGGTACTTGGTATGGCGCGATCGTCGGCGTGATCGGAGGCTACGTCTTGGGGCTACCGTTCCTCGGGCTCGACGGCAACTCGTGGCCGACCATCATCATCATTGCGCTGTGCTCGATGACCTGGACGCCGATCATCGCGGCCCTCATGCAATGGGCCTTCGAGACGCTCGGTTCAGCGGTACCTATCGATGACGCAGCGCAGGGAATCCCAATCGCCGAGCGCGAGGTTAAGATCCTGCCGACCGTCTTCGCCGAGAACCCTGAGGCCGCCAAAGAATTCGAGAAGGTCATCCGCGAGCAGCTCATCAAGGAACGGGCTCACCTGAGCGTCGTCCCTGAGAAGTAGCGTGGGTCGCGGCGCGAGCAATTCCAGCGCGCCCTACTTCATCGCGATGCGTGAGTACGAGCGCCGGATGCTGATCGCCGCGATCGATTCGTGCGGTTCGATCTCTATCGCAGCGAGCGCGCTCGGCGTGACCAAAGAGTACGTTCGGCTCCGAGCCCTGCACCTTGGCGGCGTACTCGCCGGCCAGGACAAACGAGAACCGCCAGGACCGATCGCGGGAACGCGGCCCAAAGTCAGAGCAGAAGGCTATGGTCTCAAGCGAAATCCGAAGCGCAAGCCACGCTTGACGCTTGTACCCGATCCACTCGAACAGAAAGATCCCGAACGATGAGCGGTTCAGCTAGCGTGACGATCCCCTACACCGACTTCGAGGCAATCCAAACCGCGAGGAAAGCGGCCGAGCGTGAAGTCGCCGAGCTGCGCGAGCGAATCCGAGAGAACAAGATCGAGGCGAGTGACCCGACAGTACTCCTCGTCGCGCGCGAAGCACTCGAAGTCGCGCGCTACGCTGTTGCAAGCCTGCCTCCCGAATCGAACAAGGGCTGGCCTGCTCGCGCATTACGCGTGATTGCCGAGCACCTCCCATCACTGCCTGATGCGACGCAGGACGATCACGAGCTAGCCTCGACGTTCATCTACTTCGCGAACGAGATCGATCTCTACGAGAAACGTCGTCGAGGATTCGATGATAGAATCAAAGAATTCGAAAAGACCGTCAAGAGCATGGTCAAGTGGCCAATAGACAAGCCGCTGCGCTACTACGGCAGTAGCGAGCCGTGTGACATGTGGACGGGGCCTTGTTCTTGCGGCGCAACTCATACAGAAGGCGTCTAACGAAATAGTTGCCCAACGCGATCAAGATCAGTAGAGTCTTCTCCAAGGTTGCACCTCGTTCCCACCTTTCCGAGTCAGCCCCAGGCGCCCATCGTCGAGACAAGCCTGCACCGTTTGTCAGAGCCCGCCCCCGGGTTCACGATGGGCGCCCCCATCATCTTGTTTAGGATGTGCCGTCGTCGTCATCGCCGAATAGCTCGGCCGATTTGCGAAGCGCCTCGGCAGCACGAGCTTTAGCCTCCGGGTCCTCATCAGGTTCCTCGTTGGAACCCTCGGCGAGCCCGCGTGCCTTCCGAAATGCGGTGAGTGTGTTAGCGGCCTGATCGAAAGTGAACGGCCACTTCATGTCCTTTAGGAGCGTGTCGCGCGCAAACGAAGCAGCACGATCCAAGCACTGTTCGATCGATAGATCTGGGTGCCGTTTCCTGAGATCGTCGATGTGCTGCGCGAGGTGACCGTAAGGCAGGCCGTGTTCCTTGTACCAGTGATAGCGATCGATCGCAGCGTCGAGTGCCTGCGGCCGGCTTCCTAGGAAGCACGTTCCACCCTTTGGGTTCGGCACGATCGCGCGAAACTTGCTGCCGTTCACGAGGTAGACGCCCGCGTAGCCGCCTTTGCATTTCGCGCTCGTTTCGAGCAGCGCGACATCAAAGTCGATCGTCTCCTGCATGCTATACGCAGCGGCGCCCGGCGCCGACGTGCGCCCGCTGAGCTTGAGCATCGCTTCGGTCCACTCGAAGCCGAGGTCTAATTTTCCGTTGCGAGCATACAGCTCGACCTGAACGAGCAGCCGTTCGAGCGCTGCCTTCGGAGTCGTGTATATCAGCTTCGCGACCTCGCCGAGCAGGTTTTGCAGGTACTCCGAGAGCTGGACTTTAACTAGCACGGGATCACCCTATCAGTTTGAACGGGAGCGAACCAGAAACGGTATTGAGTAAAATCAATGCTTGACGATCTAACCTGCAAGACCACCCTGATTTCTGTGCTACTAGTCACGGGGATCTCGTCCCGAGCCTTTCTTGGCCTAGGGCGCTTCAAGCAAAATCGGCTAGTTTTAAGGGCGATAACACTTAATACAAGTACCTAAATCTCTATGGAAAGGTAATTTATATCAGTAGAGATGATAAAAAACATGATTTCTATAGCTTTCTGGTACTTGTATTAAGTGTTACCCCTTATCTAAGATGTTGAAACATGGTTCAGAGCATCATTCGGGCTAGGGCAGCCAAGGCTCTCCGAGCTGAAGCCTCCAAGCACGGGATCACGCTTAACGTTTTGATCTGCTTACTTGAACGACAGAGCTACAGCTGCGCGATCTGCACCCGAGAGCTGATCAGTGCTGTGTTCGGTGCCGATCAAGCGAATGCGATCGAGCTGAAACCCGTTGCGGTAAAGCGCCCGGCGCGACCGCGCGTCGACTACTGCCCGGAGACGGGCATCGTGCGCGGGATACTTTGTAGTTGGTGCCTCAGGCTCCTAGCCGATGAAATCAATCCGCTGGATCTGCTGAAAAAACAGATCCGCGTTGTTCCACGAACGCCGTGGGTGAATCCGAAACCGAACCGTCGACATCGCAAACGGAAGCACCGGAATTTCGTCATCCAGAAGACCCTAGCTCACGGGCGCTTCACTCCGCGAGACAATAGGAAGCGCCTTATAGATTACCTAGGGCAAGATCTCGACGAGAAGCTGATCTCAGCCCGGTGGCAAGAGCGACGGGAATCGCCGCGTGCGTTTGTTCCAACGATAGAATCCGTAGCCGACTCCACCGACGACGATGCTTCCGAATAGCAGTGGCGCCCACTTCGCGAGCCACGCCGCGAAGCCGAAGGCTTGCTCGATGACGATCAACGCGTCTTTGGCAAGCTCGATCGCGACGCCGCCGATCGCTTTGGCAACGCCCCACACGTCGGCGATGGCCGAGTCGTAGGCTCCGAGTGCGTCGAGCCAGAACGGTTTGCCGCACGCGGCGACGCCGAGCGCCTTCATCCCGTCGACGATCGTTTCCATCGCGGTGATGACCCAGACCCGAAGGCCCGGTGCCTTTACCGCTACGCCGCGGGCTCGCGCGTCGCGCGTCGCGGCGAGATAGTCGATCGCTTGCTTGCCGAAGTCGATGAGCTGATCTCTGACGCTGTCAAGGTAACTCGTGTCGTACGTCGTCTGAAATTGCAGCGCTGTATTTTGCTGCACGTTGATCATGCCCATGACCTTGCCGACGATCGAGTCCAGGTCATCGGGCGTGTAGATCCCCGTCGGGCGCCAGTTCTGTTTGAGGTCGTCGATCTTGGCTTGGTACGACGACGTATTCGGCACGCAGTTGGTCCCGGCGGCGGCTCCTGCTTCGTCCCAGCCGCCTGGAAACAAAGCCTGACAGTCGGACGAGCCGCCCCAGTATTGAGGGTCGGCGCACTTCTGAGCCAACGCCTGCGTGAAGAAATCGCTCTGGCCGAGCCCGCGCTTGATGAACTGAAAGCGCTTTGATTGCTTAAGGTAGATGCAACCTTGTGAGGTCGAGATGAAGTCTGGGGGGCATAGCGGGTTTACGCTACGCGCCGGTTTGGTTGAACGGGCCATGCCGCGAGCGTATCACCTAGCTCAGCGGAATTGAACGCCGGCACAATTCTCGTCAATGGCGGCTAGCTCGATCGGCCGGCAATTCTCCGCGACCACGCGAGCACGCGGTCCGGGTACGGGATGTCACCCGGCTTGTGAACACCGCAGCTGTCGGGATCAGCGGCGCCGAGCGAGCCACATCCGTAGCCGCCGAGCGCTGATCGGAGATCACCGTGCGTGACGCGAAGCCACGCGCGCAGCTCGACGGCGCCAAGCCAGTAGCCGATCACCGGCACGCGCATCACGAGGCAGGCGAGCCACGAATTGCCGGCCATTGTCTGCAACGGGCCGCAGAAGCGCGGGCCATCCCCAGCGGGTTCGAGGCTCGGCCAGCTACCCGTCACGCGCTTGCCATCGACCACGCGGCTTGTGGCCATGGGATCAAATCGGCTCTCGACGTAGGCCCATCCGATCATCAGCTCCGGGGCGAGGCCGTGCGCGTGAGCCGCGTTCGTTGCGGCCATCACGTGCGTACGGACCCTGTCCAGGTCGAGGCTTGGTGCGAATATTCGCACTTTCTCAACGAGGCGTTGATCTATCGCAGATGGTGAGTCACCGTTTAGCATAAGGGAAACCCAGACAGCAAGAATCACGGCCGGTTTCCAGCCGCCACAAGGCGCTCTAGATCAGCGAGCACTAGACGCATCTCGGCTAGAGAGGCGTTGCTCTTTAGGGAATTGGCTCGATGAGAAACTACGCGGATGTTTTCGACGACGTAGCCGCGCTCGGGGATGATGCGATCAAGAGATGGACTGTTCTTAACAGGGCCCGCGATTCCACGACGCTCGTACAACAGCTCAACGCCGAGGATCGGGCAATGGCTAGGAAGCTCGATTTTTAACGACGTGGTATCAACATCGAACCGAATTCCTTTGCGCTTCGCTCGACTCTTGGTGCTCCTAAGTGATTCGACGAGCCAAGCTTCGCGAGGACTCATCGCATAGATTTTTGCCTTGTGCCGTAGTCGCCCGTAGCCCAAACGCTCCTTGTTGTTCTTCCAGTAACGAGTGGAGTATCTGCGAACTTTGTCCCGATTTGCGAGCTTCCACGCAACTACAGCAGCCTTGGCTTTGGCTTTATTACGCTGATAGGATTTTCGATTTCGCGCACGTCTTCGTTCTATCTGTGCTGTTTCAATATTAGGCTGCATTGGCTAGCTTGTCGCCGAGTCGGAATTGATCGCAAGCCTCACGAGATCGTAGATCCGGCGCATCTCTTCTAGTGAGGCCGGGCGCCCGAGATCTCGCACAACCCAACCTGCGATGAAGTCTACGATCCCGGGCCAACTACTGTGGACCTGGCGCACGCGATCGATTCCGCCTTGAGCTTCGATCGCCGCTGCGAGGCGTGGCTTGATGTCTTTCTTGAAGGCTTCGGTATCCATCACCTCTCCTCAAACAACGTGTCGTTTGCTTTTACGGTCGCGCTTCCGGCATCGACGACAAGCTCCTTCGCCGCGAGCCGCGCCAGGTACGCATTGCGCGTCGAGACCTTGAATCCGGTGTTGTCATCGATATCGGGCTTCTCGATGCTGTTCGGGTAAGCGTTGATGAGCAGCTCGAACACGGCGCGCTCACCGGATGGAAGGCGTTCTATCCAGTAGTCGCGCAGCGCTTCACCGACGGGCAACGGCTCAGCATCCGGCATCGCGGCGATGCCTTCAGCGGTGGCTCGAATTCTGGCGCCCTCGTCAATCAGGTAGCCGCGATCTCGAAGCCGAGCGATGTAGGCATTGCGCGTTGAGAGCTTGTAGCCCGCGAGCGTCGTTAGCTGCTTCTTGAACAGGCCATCAGCAAACTGAATTGCTGCGCGAAGCACGATGGCTTCACCGGGTGGTAATGGCTTGCTGTTGTCGATGATCTTCGGCTCGCGCTCGCGAAGGGCCTTGGCCGTTCCGGCAATCAACAGATCGATCGGCCGAACACCGTTCGTCGGCTTGTCCTCGTAGATCGGGCCCCGTGCAGCAATTCTGTGGAAATTCGTCACGCGATTGGTGATCTCTTTGATCGTCGTAACCTCGACACCGAGCATCGACGCGCGAGTCTCTAGTCGATTGGCAATCGATTCGAGCCGCTTGAGATCGGCGGGCTTGATCAGCTGCTTCTCGACGATCTGGATCTTCTCGGCCTTGTCGATGACGACAGGCTTCTTGCGAAGCTCCGTTTCGAGCTGCCTGACCTTGAGCTTCAGCTCGCCGACCGTTCGTAGCTCCTCTTCGGCTTCGCGGGGCAGGTTGTCAAGCTGGCCCAAGATCTTGCGGATGCGATCACTCGGTGGCGTCGGTGCAAGCGCGCGGGCGCCCGACTTCGGATGCGTCGTCTTCACCGGGCCGATCTTGATCTTGTTGACGCCATTGGTGAGCGCGGGCCCGAACGCCCAGAATTCACCCGGTTCGAGGTTTCGCAGGTTCTGCGCGTCGGCGCGCGACGTAAAACCCAGCTCCTTGGCCGCGCGAACGATGTCGATGTCCTGCACGCAGCGCCCGACGAGCTTGTTGTTGCACTCGGCGGCAAGATCTTTGTGGACCTTCGAGATCCGTTGGGTCGCGCCGATCCCGCAGAACCCGCGCTTGCGGCCGAGCGTGAATAGATCGATCACGGCACTCGTGCTCTCACACTTCTCGCCTTCGGGCGCGAATTTGTGAACTTCGTCGACCACTACGATCAGCGACCGCCAGAGATCGCGCGGCGAGTTGACGAGCGCTTCGAGCGCTCGCTTGATGAACAGCCCGCGCTGCGTGCCCAGCTCGTAGATGTCGATGATCACCGACACGCCAAGCTCCAGGACCTTGCGCATGAGCAGAGCCGCGCTCTTGATGTCGGCGACGCAATCGCCGCCTTTGGGCGCCGCGAGGATGTAGTCGTACTTCTCGCGCAGCGTGTGAAACTCGCCCTCGACATCGAAGATGATCTGCGGTGCGAAGCTGTACGTTTGCTCGCAGATTCGGCGCACGCAGTAGCTCTTGCCGCCGCCAGAGTTGGCTTGGATGAGCATCCGCGATTCGATCAACTTCTCGACGTCGAGCGGGGCTCCGGTTCCTAAAGTCGGCTGTTTGGTCATGTCGCTTTACCTAGCTCAATTGGGGCGCGCACTCGCACCGAGTGAAGATCGGCGCTACCACAAGTACGGCATGGTCGACGAGCGTAGTGCTCGCTTGAATGTGACAGAAACATGTGGGGGCAGACTGCACACGACCCGGATGGCTGAGCACTGTTGCAGGCGTTGCAAACATCCTCAAAGAAGTGATCGCCTTCGCAACGTGGTGAATGAATCAAGGCAGTCGGCGCGGCTGTCTTCATCACTAGCCCCGCCGCGTGTAAAAACGATCGAATGCCGCACTCGTCGTGATGCCCTTCAACGCCTCGAATTCGGCGTCGGTGACGTCGCTGGCGATGTACGGGCTCTTTTCCAGCCACGATGCTCGAATCGAGCTCTGTTGGCGAATCTCCGTCGCGGTGACCTCGGTCAGCTCGATGTCACCCGAGGCGATGGCCGAGATCAATGACTCGCGCGCGATGTTGCCGTCTCGCGACACCATGTAGACATCGAAAATTGCAATCACGTTGTAGAGCTTGAGGTCGACGCGATCTTTCTTGGGCTTGGTCTTGTCTTTGTCGGGGATCAGACTTGGTGCGCTCATTTGATCTCACTTCCTGGCGGTCGAATCGAGTACGCGGCGAAGTAGAGGCCACGCTTCCACGCGATCGAGAACGCGCTGCGTTCGCGATCGTGCTTGTCGCCCTGGAGATGGCTCGTGGTTCCGATCGCGTCGCGACAGCGGTATTCGAGCACGAGCCTTTCGACGAGAGCCGGTTCGATCGGCAAGAACGCTGCGATCAGGATCTCGTTGTAGGCGATGCCGCCACCGTGCGAGTTGGCGATCTTGAGTTGGAAACAGCGCAGCGCAGTGGCGAGAAAGCGGATCGGATCGGTGTTGATCTTGGGTTGGATCAGCCCGTTGTAGAGCCTGCCAGCTTGCTCGTATGCGAGTGAGCTGTTCATGTGTGTGGTCGAGCTGGTCAGCGAGAGAACCTCACGCGCATTTGCCATGTCGGGGTACGCGCTCGCTGATGACAGCGTCATCGCAGCGGAGCACGCGAGATCAACCGCGTGAGCACCATCGCGCCACGGTGGCCGGAACCAACCGTACGCTGTGTTGTCGAGCGCGTACTCGGAGAGCACACCGGCAAGCTCGGCAAGGTCATCGTCGATCGGCGTGGGCCGTCGCGCGCGTCGCGGAGCTTTTCGACTCAGATCCTTCGCCATGGATCAAGCTGTAGCAGCTCGCTCTGACAGCTGGCCTAGTTCGGTAGCTGCGCTTCGTCGATGACGCGGGTGATCTTCTCGGCCTCGCCCTCGCCGTAGGTGTGCGCGTAGATGTCGCGAGCGATCGTCGGCACGTCCTGATTGGCCCTCAGCACCGCGACGAATCGATACATGTCGGGCAGGTCGAGGTAGTCGACGACGTTTCCGTTGCTGAGCATGATCGACGGGCGCAAGCGCCACTCGTCGAAGTCGGCATCCTCGCGCGGAATGTTGACTTGCGCCCAGCCGATGATCGGGACGATGAACAGCTGCCGGTGATTCTCCTCGCACTCGGGATCTTCACACGCTGCCGCGTAGACCGAGACCCACGACAGATTGGGATCTGGTGTGAATCCTTGGACATCAGCGCCGGGTGGCAGAGGCTCGGGGTGGGCGTTACACGACACGCCGAGAATCTACCATGCTGCTCTGTCAACGCGCTTCGTCGATCTTGTTCAGGTGCATGATGCCGTCAGTCAGGCCGACCGACTCGATCGCGTCGTCGAAGGTGAATTCCTCCGAGTTGCTCGACAGCTCGGCGCATTGTCGACGCCGTTGGTGATCTCGGAGATCACGAAGCTCTCAGGTCTGTCAAATCGTTCTTGGGTTTCATGATCATTCGTCGTCACTGCCGGTTGGATCTTCTGGATCACTAAAAGCGATCGTGTCGGCCGGATCCACCGGTTCCCACGCTGGGATGCTTGTGAGCCGAGCGTCGGTCTTGCGCCAGATTCGATAGCTCTTGTGGCCATCGGGAGCGAGCAGTTGGACGATGAAGTCGCGTTCGACGTGCTGTGAGCGCAGCTTCTGCGAGAGTAAACGTGCGTTCTTGTAGAACTGGATTCCGCTGGCATTGGCTAGCATCTCCATTTCCTGAAACAGCTGGAATAGGCCGATCTCGCGGCCTACGCTCGATCGGCCGCCTGGGCGGTATTCGATCCACTTGTGGAGCAGCTCGACGAGAGGATCTTCCTCATTGATGAAGGCGATCTGCTCGCCTTGGATTGCGCTGAGCAAGTCGACGACGGCTTCAGGCTCCCAGCCGACGACGCGCCCGACGACACGAGCGAGTGCGGCGAAGTCAGCCATGCGATGGACTTCGGTGGTCTGCTCGTCGAGGGCACCGTGTCGAATCTCGGCGACGATCTGATTCACGTACCAGAAGTATTCGCCGACGATCTGCGAGCGGTCAGCGCGAATCTGCGCTTCGAGTGATTCAAGCCGTGCAAAGCCGTCTCGACGATCGAGCCTCAAGATGATGCAACGATCGGCCGTGTCCTCACGTCGGAAGCTTGCCGGGTTCTTGCTAGCCACGGCGATGAACGCGTGGGGCTTGATCGTCGCCTCTTCGCTGTCGGTGAACAACTTGCGCTTGGTCCACGTACCCTTGGTCGTGTACGAGCAGATCGCATCGGGCAACCAATCGATGTACGCGTCGAGGTTGTCGAACACCGCGATCGGGCTCCTCAACAGGAGCACGCCGAAATCGCTCTCTGCATTCTTCGAGAGGATCATCGGCTTGGAGTCACCGAGTAGCGCGAGCTGAAGTAGCTGGCATGCCGCAGACTTTCCGCTACCCGGCGCTCCTTCGAGGATCATGAGCGGCTTGGTCGGCATCAGATCGGGGAATGCGAGCGCGAAGATCCAAACGATGAGGGCCATCCGCATCTGCTCGGCAGTGATCCCGCCCATACCAGTAGGCGAGTAAGACAGGCCGTCGACGAGTCGGCTGAACAAGATTCCGTGCTCACCGACCTCGGGCTCGACGGTCTTTCCACCATCATCATCGAGGAAGAACACATCGTCTTCGCCGTTGGGGACCTGCATGATGTTCTCACCGTCGAGGCGCCACATCTTGCCGTCGTAGCTCGAAAAATAGGCCGTCTGGTTGCGGTAGGCGGCGTATCGACGGATCGCGACGCGAGCGCCGTTCTGATTCGCGTAGCTCCTGAATCGATCGAGGATGTCCTTTGCGGCGATTTCGCGCTCGGTGATCCCGTAGCGGCTCTCCATATACGTCCAGAACCTGTCACCACCCCTGCCGGGTCGCGGCATCGCAATGATCTCTTGCGTGATCCCGACGCAGAGATACGGCACGTTCTCGGGCACGGCGACGAGGAATGTCGAGCCCGTCGTGATCTCGATGTTCAGGATCTCGTTCCAAATGTTGACGCGTTTGGCTCGGGCGTTGGTGTAGGTCGTGTCGAGCTTGATGGCCATTCTTGTCCTATCGCGCGCCATGCGTGCTGAAAGCTCGGCTGGGGTAGGCATGGAGCGAGGCGAATGGTGCTAGCACGTTGATCTGACAGCCCGCGCATTGTCAGGCTCACGTGGTAGTCCAATCGACACGGGATGCTCAAACCGGCAGCAAAACTCGATTGGTTCATCGTGGACCAAGAAACTATCCGGCCGATCGCTGCAGCTCCCGGCATTCGTGTGATCGCCGATCACATAGAGATCCACCGATCGCACCTACCGCTGCTTGACAATGACGACGCGGCGAGGGCCTTGAGCCGTTGGCATGGAGGCACGAACAAAGAAAAAGATCGCTCGTTGATCTGGGCTGGCCGAGATCGCTTGACCGAGCCGCTCGGCTTCACGTTGCGCCGTGTGCAGCACACTGCCGTCGATTTTATTCGTCGTCGACGTGGAACGTTACTCGGTGACGATCCCCGCGTCGGCAAAGGGCACCCGCATGGGACGAAGATACTTGGACCCGCAGGGTGGCGCAGCATCGAGGATGTATGCGTAGGTGATCAAGTATTTGGCTCGAATGGGCAACCGAGCAAAATCACTGGCGTGTTTCCACGTGGAGTGCTCCCAGTGTTTCGTGTCAGCTTTTCAGATGGATCTTCAGTTCGAGTTGATGGAGATCACCTATGGGCGGTGTGGCATCACAATGCCTGGCATCGAGGTGGCGCACCACGCGTGCTGGCGACAACCGCACTATCGCCTGACCTTCACGAGTCAGACGGCAAGCTCCATTGGCGGATTCCGTTAGTTGCGCCGCTTGTGTTTCCCGAGCGTGAGTTGCCGATCGATCCATATTTGCTTGGTGTGCTGCTTGGTGATGGATCGCTTTCTCAGAGTTCGATTAGCTTCTGTTGTGGCGACGAGGAAGTGCCGCGTGAAGTTGAGCGCGTGCTTCCACCTGACGTCAAGCTGACTTGTACGCGCTCAGAAAATCGTGCTCCAACTTGGCGAATCGTCGAGCGCGAGCATCCCCATAACTCGGTGTTCTCTGCACTACGTGAGCTGAAGCTATGGGGCACGTTATCGAACACCAAATTTGTGCCACTGGCATTTCTTCATAGTTCACCGAAACAACGCTTGGCGTTACTCCAAGGGCTGCTCGATACCGATGGTGAGTGGAGTGGGGGGCGACTCTTGCAGTTCTCTTCAGCATCTGAGGAGCTGCGCGATGCTGTTCGTTTCCTTGTCGAGAGTTTGGGTGGGATCGCGCGAATCGGTTTGAAGCTAGCCCCGAAGTACACACACAATGGGGAAGAGTGCATCGGTCAACCTTCGTATCGGCTCACGATCGCGCTACCGCCCGGTATCGAGCCGTTTCGAGCACGTGCGGGCTACTTATCGCGCAAGAAGTATCAACCGACACGACACATCAAG